TTCGTTTGTCGGAATTCTAGATGAACGCTCATCAATTGAGCGTCTACGATTTGATGAGCGTCTACGATTTGATGAGCGTTTTTTTTCACGAGCTTCTTTACCTATCTGTACTAGATTCTGATATTCACTGGGCGTGTGGGTCGGTTCTAATGTTCGTGAGTCCTCTACAATGTCATACTTACCCATATACATATTACGAGAATATTCACCATGTGGGTCATCAAATGCACTCGTTAATACTCGTAGTTTATTCTTAATAAATTCGGCTGCGTTACTCATACTACTCTTTCTCATTAGTATAATAAAATTTATACACTTGATCGAGGACGACGAACCGAACTTGCCTTGCTTATATTACTAACTTTACTTTGTGTGGAACGGACGCTTACTTTACTTATCCTACTTATCGAACTAGCACTATCATTGTGCGCAGATAAAATAGTGGAAGAATTTTCATCGGGGCGTTTACCAACTAATGATGGTGGTTTAATTGGCGGTGGCATTAATTGTGTTTGTTTTACAGACACAACGGAGGGTGCTTTAACAATTGTTCGGTTACCAATTACAGTGACTGCTTTATTTGAACGTTTTGTGGATGATTTACTTATAATCGATCGTACGTCAATTTCTTTTAAATTTCTCATCTCAGTATATTCCATCTCGGTCGATCCACATAGTTGCATCGCAGTTTCCAATGAAACTCCAATATTATTAAATAGTGCGGATGTCGTTATTTTATTTGCAATCCCATTTTCCATCATTATATTTGATAATGTTGTCATTTTGTCTATAATATACATGGTGCGCGCGTCAAAATCTGTATGATGCCGAAGGCGCGATTTGCATACGCGCAGGACTTCATTGTTTATAAGTTGGGTACGTACAACAATTTTTAGTTTCATTGTTCTTTATATTTACACAACCCAAAAAAGTGTATAACTTATAAAGTTATAATAACATGCGTTTTTCATATTCCGACATGTGATGCTTTTTAATAACATCACTTACACTTATTCTTCCCCATGTAACTGCATTTAATGCATTCGCATCGTCTATATACGGAATTGGATTTAATCTAACGTCACGCCAATTTCCGTTTTCATCCAATTCTATAATATCTGGCGTTGTATCACGATAACCCATTGTGTTTAATGGCAGCGATGTTACATAATCACCTTTATTTCTAAACATGTATATAAAGTCATTACCATCATTTACGGTTTCTACAAACTCCGCATTGCCAGTGCGTGATGAACCAAATGTAATAACATCAGACGATGGAGTGTAGCATGATGCGATTTGTGCGACAGATCCTGCCATCGAATGTCCCGTAAATGTAATATGTTTGTCTCCACATAGTTTTGTTATTTCAGGTTCAAGAGTTTTCCATATTTCATGAAAACCAGTGTGCACTTTTCCGTTGTGTCCATATTGATCAGCATGCATGAGTCTAGTATTTAAATCTTGTACTACGTTTTGTGGATAAACTGTTCCTCTAAACGTTACTATAGTGTTTTTATCATCCATATATACCAATGCCCGGTTATTTTGTTTGTTTTCTACGATTTCAATGTCATTGAGTCCAGATTCACCAAGTCTATTTTTTAAATCACGATGTCCCTTTACATAAATTGCATCTGATAGTTTCACACACTTATTTATAAGTAACTTATTATTGCGTGCGCTATTGCAGGGTGTTAATGCCGTTATTGCCGTTATTGCCGTTATAATGAAAAACATTATTAAAGAAGAGAGATATGTATAATATACTATTAATATAATAAAAAAATATTTGACGTTACACCGCAACATCTAATGATACCATTTCAGTTGAAACATGGTGTTCTGTATTGTCTGAACTTTGATTATCATTATGGATTCGTTCACGCTCGCGATTTTCACGCTCGCGATTTTCACGCTCGCGATTTTCACGCTCGCGATTTTCACGTGCCCGTTGTACATTTCTTCGCCATTCCCAGTAAATGGGTTGTGTACTTGGTCCAATGTATGCAGAATATGTAGCAATGTATGCGTTTAAGCACTTGAATGACAACATTATGGGTGCAACAACTGGATAATACACCATTACGTCCGGGTTTTTATTGTACCAGTTGATAATAAGAGCAGAAAAGCCAAAACTAATTGCTGTTGTAAATATACTCGCAAAGATATTAAATACCACTTGAAGAGATCTCGGATATTGATCAAAAACCCGCGCAATTAATGACGCAACTGGAAATATTTCAAATAATAAAACTACATAAATTACATCTGATAATTCCGTCATAATTATCCGATGTGATAATATCAATATAATCGATGATATACCAGCTTGAATACTTCCCATGATATTTTGAAATATTGTTAGTTCCTCCAAACGATCGATCAGAAATATACCATAAATGGAAATTATAAAGAATATAAACGATACACAACTTGTTGCAATTGTTAAAGAATCCAAATCTTCCAGATACATATTCTTTAGTAGTTGGATTGTCTCCAGCCCTATCGCACGCAATCTTTTTGTTATTCTAATATAAATGCAGTTAATTTTTATCTTAATACTGTTGTTGCTATTTACAGTCATTATTATTATATCGTCAAGAGATAAATCACAGAATACCCCATCTCAAACACATACCCCATACTTTAAACCAAGTATCCCGCCACGCGATTCGGTCGACTACCCACCTCAACCAATCCCAATCGACCCACGAGACTTCCACTACCAAATACCACTATATGATAATATCGCAGTTAGCTACCCACAACCACCAATCCCCCGTCAATACGCGGCATCGCATCGACCAAACCCGCCACCATCACTGCAACGTCACGTGCGACAAAATGATCATCTTCTAAGGCATCTACGACAATTACCATCTGGTCCAATGTAAGTTTAATGTGATCATGTTGGTGAGGGTTTATATTTAACAATCAAAAGAATCTTGATTGCAAGATATACCAATGTCAATCTTAGGTAAATACGGGTTAAGAGCCCAGCCCCCCAATGAATATGTTTCAACCGATATTAACATTCAGCTCATGGCAATCGAAGTGGAAGATTTACCAATCGAGTCTACATTGGATGAAGAATACAATGAATCTGTCATTGCATCCGATCAATTTATTTCAACACTTCCACCGGAAAATGCACATGAATATGTAAAACGAAAAGCAGTTGCATATCTATTTGGCGCAGAAGAACACACCGGTGCAACCGTGTGTGTAAAAGTTGATAAATTTCGACCCGTATTGTATTATCATACAAACGATTCGGTGTCAACTCTTAAGAACAAGATTGACGAATCACTAAAACTCAAAGGTGATATTGATGCAAAAGTAATTAAACGCAAGCGGACGTATGGATTTTATCCAAATAAAGATGATTCGACGAGTCACGAACAAATTCGCATCGTTGAGGTATCTTTTCCGTCCGTTTCTAAAATGAAAGCAGCTTGTTATCGATCCGGTGACAAGGAACCACCCGAAACTCGTCTTCCGAAACCGTGGGAACAGGGTGTTGATCCAGGATCTATGTTTATGGAAAGAAATGGTTTAACTCCGTGTGGATGGTTTAAGATGAAGGCATGCAAAACTATCACAAAACATAAAATTTCACATTGCACAATGGAATTTGAGGTGTCTAATCCTAAAAATATCCAACCGGTTGATCTTGACAAAATCGCACCAATTCTTATTGCATCGTATGATTTTGAGATGTATTCCGAAACGCGCGGGTTTCCAATGGCAGACAGACAAGGCGATCATATTGCAATCATAGGCGTTGCATTTTGGAGACTGGGAACACCAGTTGAAGATACAAAAACAGTTTTACTTTGTTTAAATGAATGCGCACCAGTGGAAGGTTCATATGTCGAGAGCTACAACACAGAAGCAGAGTTGTATAATGCATTTCGCGACTTGATTACGGTACACTCTGATGCAGATGTATGCACTGGATATAATATCTTTGGGTTTGATAACGAATATATTACAACGCGCGCAAAAATGTGCAAGGCGTCCAGATTTGCATACAATGGTCGTCTTATTACAGTAAAGACAGAGTCTCAAGCAAAAGAACTCGAATCATCTGCACTGGGACAAAATCGCATGTTTCCAATCGAATGGAAGGGAAGATGTAATTTCGACCTCTTCAATTTTATCAAAAGTAATCACAAACTGTCACTTTATGGGTTAGGACCAGTTTCACAACACTTTATTGGTGAAACCAAAGTTGATTTGCCATATAAAGAAATGTTTGATTGCGTCAGGCCAGATGCGACGCCAGAAGAAGTCGCGCGAGCGGCTGAATACTGTAAAGGTGATGTATTGTTACCAATTAGACTCATGAAAGCATTACAAGTAATGCCAGGTATGATTGAAATGTCACGTGTAACGTTCACTACCATTAATCAGTTAGTGTTTCGCGGACAATCAATTAAGGTGATGCAACAGATTACGCGTTACTCGCATCAACTTGGACATGTTGTAAATCCAGTACCCAGACCAATTAATACATCCGGTTACGAAGGCGCAATTGTGATTGATGCAAAATCGGGGTTTTATACGGATCCAGTCGCCACACTTGACTTTGCATCACTATATCCATCAATTATGCTTGCTCACAATTTATGTTACTCAACCTTTGTTGAAAAAGGAACACCGCGTGTCGACGGGGTCGAATACGAAACACACAAAATTTCACCAACAGAGGAATATACGTTTGCATTAAATGTACCGGGTGTACTTACTCACATGCTTAAGTACCTTCTTGGGGCACGCAAGAAGGCGAAAAAACAAATGGCAGCAGCAAAAACACCAGAAGAAAAGGCAATCTATAATGCACGTCAACTTGCATTAAAGATTTCATGCAATTCGATTTATGGATTTTGTGGTGCAGAAAAGTTAGGAAAGTATCCACTTGGTGCAATTGCCAAATGTACTACATTTAACGGACGCAAGATGATCAATAAAACTTCCGAGATGGCAATTGAATTGTTTAAACCATGGATTGCAGAAATTATCTATGGGGATACTGATTCTGTGTTTGTACGCGTAAAAGACAAAAATGGCAAGGAACTTACACCTGCAGAGGTATTTAAGGTTGGTGAAGACGTTGCACAAAAGATTTCCGATTCTTTCCGTGAAGACATTGAGCTTGAGATGGAAAAGGTATACAGTGGCTTTCTGTTAATTACGAAAAAACGGTACTTTGGTGGCATGCACGAGCCAAACAAGGCAGGAGATGTTGTCTTCTCCAAGGTTGATGCAAAGGGAGTTGAACTCGTACGCCGTGACAATTGTCCACTTCTTAAGAATCTTTACAAAAAGATTGTAGATTCTCTTGTATTCGACAAGGATCCACTCAAGGCTCTTGCTTCAGTAAAAGAAACACTTGAACGAGTGGTCAATGATGAAGTTCCATATGAAGAATATATCATTACAAAGGAGCTTCGTAAAGAAGAATCATATGCAAACCCAAAACAAGAACAACTTATGCTTGCAAAAAAGATTTCTGCGCGTACAAATGGTGGCGTAACGCCACAACCAGGGGACCGCATTCCATTTGTCATCCGGTATGACAAGCACGCAAAACATATTTGTGACCGAGCAGAAGATCTTGATTACCTAAGAGAGAACAATATCCCACTTGACCGACTTTATTACATTACAAACAAGATTACGAAGCCAATATTAACAATTTTCCAGGCGTTCAAGGAACACATTCATGACGTGCAGCGTACCATTCAATCCGCAATGAGTAGAGTACAGCTACAACTTGACAAACAACCAACAATTACGTCGTTTTTCAACAAGTTACCGCCACTCCCCGTGATTAATATGGATGTAGATGATGAAAATGATCATGGAATTACATGGGATGATGACACACATACTCCCGATATGGAAATAGAGCAACCGACACCTAAAAAGGGCTTCAAACGCCCACAGCCACCGACACATAATAAAAATCTATTGGCTAGGAAGAAACTTAGAAACTAAACATATGTTTCGGTGGCGTACGTATGACACATTTGACTTGATTATAAACATTATTGGATTTAGTGCCATTTTTATGTACAAAAAATCCGCGGATGGATTTGACAATCCATTACTCGAATACATTACTGGAGGAATTGGATTTTACATTCTTGATACAACAATGGGGAAGTCGCCATTTGCATGGTTCATTGCATGCATGTCGTATATGACAACGGAGCAACAGTGGATTACTTTTAAACTATGGCTTACTTCATATATTTCAAATGAAATTTTCGCATATACAATTGCCGCAAGTATTGCATTTACTGCAACATATTCACTTCATGGAATGTATCTTTTATTCTTTTCACATGTACTTGGCGACAACCAACGCGCAAAACTTCATGTGAAAAAAGTACAAGAAAACAAACATGTTCCTTTTGAAAAAATTATGGATGCACTGCCGACAATGTTTAAGAATTTGTTAACACTTGCTTATCCGTTTATGGGTATAATTGTACTTTATTCATTTAAGACAACTAATGGACTTCGTTTTGATAAATTACCAACATTTACCGAACGATTCTGGTCTCTACTTTCTGTCATTCTAACAAATGAAGTACTCTTTTATTATTCTCACCGAGCACTTCATCATCCTAAACTGTATGCAAAATTCCACAAGAAGCATCACGAATTTACATCACCAGTTGGTGCGGTTGCAATTTATTGCACTCAGATTGAATTTTTAGTCTCTGATTTACTTCCACTTGGGGTTGGGCTACTATTTCCATACGCAGCTCATGCTCATTTTGCACTAACATGGATTATTGCAGCAAACATTGCAACACAAGTTCATCACAGTGGCATGCATATGCCATATGCACTTGGTATTGATGAACAACCAACATATCATGATCTCCATCACAAACATTTTAACTACAATTACGGCGCAATTGGTATTTTAGACAAGATACATGGAACAGAGTATATAACAAAGGATGTCATTTCTTAAAACTTTATTTCAATCGCTATATCGTGGTAATTTTTTAAGTAACTTATAAAACCAGACGAACATAAGTACATGTAAAATTCGCAAACAACTAACTGCAAAATAACCATACTTGTTTTTGGGTCTAGATATGAATGAAAAGTATAATAAATAAGTAAGGTATACGATTCGGTTTACGAAATACACTGTAAGTAATTCAAAATATATATTTTTGTTGTTGCGATTACGTTGCCAATGATTGAGTATAACTGTAGAATATTCAATTAACATAATATATGCACCTGCATTCGTACCAAGTGTTAATACCGGGTCAAATAACCCAGCAATTGGTACAATGATTGACAGTGTATGGTGGATAATATACGTCACGTCCCATTGTATGATAAGTTCAATTAGATCCACCATAAAATATGTCATAGACCATGAAAATAAAATATAATCCGGAATAAGTCGCAATACAGTAATTACAGACAATACAAATGAAATACCAGCATGAATGTCAGAAATATATTCATATGGGACCGAATGTATCGCAATTGTCCAAAACAATAAACCAAACCCGAGAAATACTATTAACGGATACATATACTATACTAGTTGATATAATTATTTACCTTCTTTAATAGTGTTGTGTACCATACACACATAAGAATATGCATTAGACGAGCAAGAAGGACGACTGCATAACCAAGTGTCGTATCTGGGCGACTGATAAAGGAAAAATACATGAGATAGGCAACCCATACAACTCTATTAAAAAAGTATGAGATGATTAACATCATGTAACGAATCAACGATTGGCGATTGTATTCCCAATAACTTAGTGCAATGCCGGAAATTTCCACAAGTAGAAAGTATGGTGTCGTATGTGTACCAAACGTCATCTGTGGTTCCATAATTGAACCAATACAAAGTAGCGTCGTGATACCATGATGAACTGTCATAATCGTCTCACCTCGATCAAATACATCAACACCGTCAACTACAAAGTATCCAAGTGACCATGCCCATGTAATTTGATCTGGTACGATGTCATAAATTGACAAAATTGACAAAATAACACATGGAATCGCATGAATATCGCATACAATACGTTTTTTGAATGTTGTAATTACAAATAGCCAAAAAAATGAACTAATACAGAAATACCACCAATGATAATACATATTGATAATTGTCACAACACACAGTACTTTCAATAGTGTGTAATGTATATTTATTTTTTATTCATACTTTTCAGTTAGCAATTACTTCGGGTTGAGGCTTAGTGAGGGCTTTATACACTGGTTGTTTGGTGCATTCGCCAATCACCGCAGGCGTCCCGACTTTTACTCTACGTTTTAAATATGGGTTTAGGTACACGTACGGAATCTTGGGGTCTTTGGTTTTCATAATATGTGTTACTGAATGTCGTACGCCTCCAATACATAATACTTTGGCGCGATTTATGTCACTAACTGCATACGATGGTACACCGATAAAGTTTTGATCATACCCCTCTTTCTGGTGATATGAATTAAATGCTACAATCTCAACCAGTTTAAGCTGTGGTTTTGGCGGTGGTGGTGGTTTCGGTGGCGGTTCTGGTGTTGGTGCTATACTCCCATTTACTGTGCCTACTGTACCAGAAGCATTTTTGTTTAAAATATGCTGATTTGTTGATAATACACCTAAATTAGAAAGGCGTAAATATCTAGTTCCACTCATTGTTGTTTGTTTTGGGGTCTTTGCATAATCAAGGAAACGAAGAACGCCCTTATCGTCTATTTGTATCATATCTGTTTTCGAATTGCGCGATATAACTGTATATGGTCCACCAACCTTACCAACCTGTGCGCGTTGGTCCTTGATAATAAGTTCATAACGGCCATTTTCACTTATTAATGGACGATCTTTATGAACCGTATATACATCAAAATCATTACCCCTTTCTAATGCAAATATACTATCTGGACGCTGCCGACCGTGTTTTGTCATGAATAATTTTGCGGCCTCGGCAGCAAGAGCTGCAGTTGGGGCTGTTATCTTATATATCGCAGGCAAACGAGTATTTCTTTGTGCGGGTATAATACCCTTTCCTTCAAGTAGAGCTACACCTATAATACCCTTTTGTTTAGTTTTTTGGATCATATCATACACATCATCACCGACCTTTTCTATTATTACAGAAGATATCCGTCGTTCCAACCTATTGCCACGTAAGTCTACTTTTCCAATGAACTTCTCGGAGTGACCTTTGAAATCGTGATTTTCAAATGCATGCACAGAATATCCACGATGAATAAGTATAGACGAAACACGATCATTGAGATGACCTGGTAGGTTGTATTTCCCCACTCCATAACCAATACTTGCATTATTCTCTCGGGATCCAATAGGGTGTTCATGTAGAATAACTACAGATTTAAATGGTTGCGCCGCTGCGTTTCCAGGAATATCTTTAAAGAATACAGAATCATCATAGTGCTTCCATGATTCACTTGATCTCGGATTTCCCTTAAAACCACCATCTTCTGAAACAACTTCCGTACCAACAATATATGCACCTCGTTGATCAAAATATCGACCAGTTCGATATGCTCTTTCAAAATGCATAAACATATGCCATTCTTCTGTTGTATTAAATGTTGCAAGTTGCACCATATACCGATTTGCCATTTTGATATGTTCATCATATGTTCGCATAAAATGCCATGGAATATACCATACATTTGTAGATTCATAGTTGCAAGATGGGATACGAGGAAACCATTGTTTCATTTGTCCAGGGGGTAACACTAACTTTTCCGTCATTGGGATACCATGTCCGGGTACACAGGCGGTTGATTGAGACGAACTAAACTTACCTACATTATATACACACCCATAAGTATCGCCTGGTCCACCTCCCCGCAATGTAGCGCCGTTTGGGCATGGTGTATATTTTGAGTTAGCTTTCCATCCCTTGTGAAATTTCAATGATGCTACGCCATTTGCATGCTTTTTTGTTATTGTACTAATCAAATTATCACGTTCTACTTTTTTAGCATTAATGTTCGCAGTTACCTTGGTTGTACAATTTGCCAAATCAGTTGATGTTTTGCTCCCGCATCCATATACACCTGCCAGCTTTTTAATCTCGACATCACGTTTTTTGTGGACTTCAACTGCCTGTTGTAGATCAGACTTTTGTATAATAAGCATCTCTTTTTGTGTCTTCATCACACTCAAATCGTCTGCGAGTTTACTAATATCATTATCAAGACTATTGTTTTGTTCCTCCAAATCTTCAATTTCACTATCCTTCTCGAATTGAAGCTGTTCCATCTGTTTTTTATGTTTATAAATCATAGCATTACGCTCATTCTCATCATTTTTAAGCATTGCCTTGTACGACGCATCTTCTTTTGCAATAAAACTTGCCTGTGAAGCCTTGCGTGCATTTATACTTGCACGTTTCGTCTTTTGCATATCTGCAAGTTCATTGTTTTTATTTGTTTCGATACTTAGAAGCTGAGCAACATGTTCGGATTGTGCCGTTGCACGTTTTTGACCAATTACTTTAATTTCGTCATTTAGTAGTTTAATCTTTTCTTTTACTTCATCTCCGTCCTTTTCGGCAAGTGGTTCGAGTTCAGCAGTTACTGTTTCAATTTGTTTTTCATACTTTAACAACTCTTTCTCCAACTCACCAGAAAGAATATTCTTACGTGTTTCAATATCAGACGCAACTGTTGTTGCTAATTTAGAATATGATTGTTCCATTTCCGCGATTTCTGCAGCGTTTGATTCTTTGATTTTATCAAGTGTTATCTTTTTCTCAGCCGCAATTTTCTTCATCGCTTCTGGCGAGTTGGAAGATAATGCATCGATATTACTCTGATACACTGCAATTAGGTTATCAATCTCTTTTTGTTTTTCTTTCATCTTTTCGGAATTCGCTTGACGCATTTGTTCGCGTTGAAGTTCTTTTTGTTTTTGAAGTGCCATCATTTCTTTCGTCTTGTCGGCAATATTTTTCTCCAAATTGACTGATTCCTCCTCGGAATCCTTTAGTTCAAGCTCGGTCGCTTCGAGTTCGGCGTTTAATTCGGATAATTCGGCATGTGAATTTGAGAGTGATGCCGCTTGGGCACCGATCTCCTTCTTTAACTGTTCAATTTTGGCAAACATACGTGCTTCTTCGTTTTGATTACTCCAATACATGTATATAAATAGTAAAACGACAGCAAGTGCAATAATAATTTTTAATGATAACATTAAATACCATCTTAGGTTGCTTTTACCGGCGGGCTGTGTGTCTTTTTTACCCTTCGTTTTTGTAGAAGTATTCTTCTTTGCCGCCATTTACATTAAACAATACAAAAAACATTTTGGGTATATGTGCAGGGGTCGCCATTGATTCGTTAGCAACTTCGATTAAATCTTTCATGTTTCTTTCTTCATAACATTATCAAAAAATAACGAAACGCTCTGTTTATTCAACTTTTTTTGCTTTTCGTTTTCTATATAAATATATACCACCAACAACAATTACTAACGCGCCAAATACACCAAACCCACTACTCACACCAACCAAGCTCTTTTTTGCATCACTTAGATCATCTGTTGCTTCACCCAACTCACGTTTTGCTTCCGCTAAATCGGCTTCTGATTCTTTTATATCACCCTCTACTTTTAGTATATCAGTCTCTAAATTCGCTTTTGTATTTTTGCTTGTATTAATACGTATATTTAGCTCATTTATTGAGTTGTCTAACTCTACAATTGCAAGATCTTCCGTACTACAATCCTCTACAGTTTGGGTTGTTGTACCAGGGCCAGTAACGGTTGGGGTGGAATCAGAAGTACGTGAATAATAATAAATTCCGATCGCAAGTCCTATTGTAATCACACCAGCAATCACATAAAATTTGTTAGTAATCACAAAATCTTTTACTTTTTGAAAAGTACTCGTCTTAGTTTCGGACACACTTGTCGTTTTTTCCGACATACTTTTTAATATACTTGTTATAAAATTTACAACAGCGCTTCCAATTCATATTTAGCTATACGACGCCGTATCTCAGGACTAATTTTATTAGTTTTTTCCACTGTACCGCCTGTATTTGACAGATTTAATTTTGGAATTGATATGGCTGTCGATGTTGCTTCAGTTTTCGGTTCAACTTTTGGTTCATCATTGGATGGTGTGTACACTGGCATTGTCCATGTATCAACCGGTTTCTCAGTTGGGGATGATTTTCGTCGCTTCATATACCAGATTACACCGATTACAACTAGGATTAATCCGACCATTCCACCAAAACCACCAATCACACCACTTAAACTTTTGCGTGTCTTTTTTATGTCATCACGTGTTTTTCCCAATTGAATCGTTAGAGCATCGATTTGGTTTTCAAGTAATTGCCATTCGTCTTTTTTTCCAGTCAACTCACCATCAAGGCGTATAATTTGAGTTTGTAATGAAGCCAATTCTAAACTTCTTGCATTTTTTATGGCTTCCTTACTTTTAATAATTGACTTTTCCGCAATACACGCCATTTATTTTATACAATTAAAATTATCACTCGAAAACTTTCAAAAGTCAACAACAGGTTGATTTGCCGCTCTCTCCTTCATATCTCTTCTTTTTCTCACAATGAGTATTGCAGCAATAATAACGAGAGGTATTCCAGCAAAGGCACTAAATCCTCCAATCACTCCACCTAAACTCTTACGTGTCTTTTTCAACTCATCACGTGTTTTTCCAAGTTGTGCACCCAATGCATCCACTTCATTATCCAACTCTACCAAATCCTCTTGTTTTACAGTTAAAAACGCTCGTTTGTCTGCAATTTCGGCAGTTATATCACTTAGAGTAGTTTCTGTCTGTTTAAGTGTAATCTCTTTTGACGCAATTAAATTGTATTGTACTGCACATGCCATTTGTTTTATTGAATATATTTTATTTTTTAATAATAAATCAGGACGATTTCGGTGCCGCTCCACTATATTCTGTATTAGTTGATGGTGTAATCTCGAAGGTGTGCTGGTATATTAAGGACATTTTTAATAAACTGAGGGGACCATTCTATCTCTTGGTCTCCAATCCGTTCTTGAATATTCATATCGACGTCATGTTGTAAATCATTCAAGCGATAATAATTTAATCCAAATACTTGAAACGTAATACCAGTTAAGCCATAGAATCGTTTATAACTGCTACCATAGTTTAAAGTTTTCCATGGCCTATCCGTATATTTTTCGGACATGTTGGTGTTATTTGCAAACGCATTTTTAATCGCGAGAACCGCACCGAGTGCATTTACATGAAACTTAATATTTACATCAACTACCGGATGCACTATACCGTCCTGTTCTACTTCTGACAGGTATGGCACACTTACGGTATAAATTATTTCACTATAACAGCGTTTCACTGGTGCATAATTATAATATGCCTCTTGCATTTATTATTTAAATAATAAAATAGTTGTATGTTAATTAAAGTTTTCATTGTTACACATAAATATTATTTTTTGTATATTAAAATATAAAATACGGATTGTATGGCATCTGACTGTTTGGTACAGACGACGTAACACATGGTAATGGCTTATCATATCCCTCTACGTAGATTATATAAAAATTGTCCATAAACAACTGTGCCTCTTGACGGGTTTTAAACCCTGTGTATGTTTTTTGCGCGTCCGGGGACGCTAGCCATGGGGGTGGGACCGTGAATTTGTATGAGTTGTTTTCTTCGGTGATGAAGCAAGTTATGCACGTTTCGAGAAAGTCTTCTGCTTCTTTGTATGTCGGGAATGCATAGCTTTTTTGCTTATAATATTTTTGGGCATGTGATGGAAGGAATGCTGTATGCTTTTTTGAAGTTTTCTTTTGTTTGTAAATTTTACCAGTCCCTCGTACTCGTAAAGGTGGTTTAGTTATGTAATGCATTATTTTTGAATCATTTAGACAAGACAAAGGTATTTGATGGCCACGAATATAATTTTCATAACAGTATGTACGCATATTTACCGCATCATCATATGATGCAAATCCGGATAGATACAACTTTGATCTGTCAAGTGTCCATGATCGTGGTAGGTAAGTCGAAAACGTCCCAGTTTTAGATTTTAATATGCATGAAGAAAGATTTATCCTATCCCTGTATGTAGCACACAAAGAACTTGATATTTTAGTTCTCATTTCATTTGATATAATTTTATTTTTTTCCCCTCCTGTTGTGCAATTGTATCCATTTGGACCAAACGTATCATATGTATCAACCATAAGTTGTTCATAATATGGCATATCTTCAAGTTTGCACTTCAATAATATCGTCACTTTCATATTATCCCATCCATACTTATCAATTGCGCGTTTCAATAAAGTACACTTTGTAGATATTTTTTGATGACCTTTCATACGTTCTTCAAAATTATCAGTTTTTCCTACATAACCCTTACCACTCGGGCTTTGGATGTAATAAATTATTCCAGACATATGCTTAGTTTAAGTAGATAAAAAATAGTAAAATGCACACGACCGGATTTGAACCGGTGACCCGCGAGGGACCGCATATCTCACATGATTAACATGTCTTGAGTGCGGCGGTTTAAGACCAGACTCACCCACATGTGCAGTATTGTCCATCCGGACTAGTGTCCCATGACAGGCTCGAACTGTCGCCAACTCGCTATCTCAGATTTTATGACAATCTCATAAGACGAGCACTCTGACCAACTGAGTTAATGGGACAAGTCCTCACACAGCCCTCGGTCGCTTTCGATACCACCAGCGGGCCTCCTGTGGCACCCGCTGGGCTCGATCCGGCAGCCACTCGGTGGCTGTCGGTGCACTAGACCAACTGAGCTATGCTTGGTGTTGATATAAGATATACATGCTATCTGCGATATATACTTTCGCATTCTAGCATAAGAAAATACAAAGAATCTCATAACTTCTCACTTTATACACTACAAAAAAATGTTTGCTTAATATAAATGGCACACCCAGATTTTTATACAAACGGCAAGTTTAATGAAAAATTAATTTCATTAATGAGCGCTGAAAACCGCATGGGTATTTTATGGGACTACTTTGTGTTGGCATATGAACAATTTACTAACATCACATGGGATTCATCAACTCGCAAATTACACATACATAATAATTCAGATGATCCACAAATTTATTTGGGGCCATCGGAAATTATAGACCAAAACGACGAAACAATAATTCGGAAATACCCAGACTATATGGATCTATGGCAAAATTTTATTGTAACTAAACATACCAAACATGCACAAGGACATCAAGATATTACGAATTTACTTGCAGAGGCTACCGTATTAAAACTCCTTGGTGATATTGGTGTGGGTGTACCTTGTAATATCACACCCGTTGTACAACTCGACAATGGATGGGAGACTAACATTTTTGTAGCGCGCGATAATGATACTGGTGGTGTCATGATTATTATGAATAGAATGAGTTGTGATTTACAATCTGCAAACAGTCCAGATATTGGATGGGATTTATACAACAATCTTTTTACACCAGACACAACTCCACTGCAAATTGGAGTTGAAAACCAACTTGTAACAAAAATTGAAAAAATGGTACAGTTTGGTATTACATGCACCGATCATAAGCCACAAAACGTGCTTGTTATATCATCATCTATGATGAATGACGCAAACAATACGACACGTAATTATCGTGGCATTACTTCAGCAACGAATTCAGGTCTATCTAGCGAGGATATTTTGAATGTATCAAAACCGAGTACTCCATACGGAGTTGACTTTGAGTATAATGTTTATCTTGCCGATTTTGATCCTGAACATTGTTGTCGTCTCATGGGGTTCATACATGATATGTATACGCATGGTTTATATACACTTGGTATTGAGGACAATGTGAGTAATATAGCATGTGGCGTACACAAAGATGATATATCATTGTACATAAATCTTTCTCTTGGAATGATTGCAACGGTTACAACACCGGACCCTCTTGGTGACGCATTTTTACGACCATATGTTGGTGAACTCTATAAATATATCCAGTATATTGAAGATTCTTATAAATCGACGAACAAATTACCGGAGCAGATTTATGTCGATAATATTTTACATTATTTCAAAACATTTGCAAAATCATTTAGGGACCATTTTCCTATATTAAATAAACGTTATGGTTCAAGCAAAAAACGTTCACGTTCAAGAAGCAATCAAGGAAACTCCAACAAACGTATACGATAAAGTGTTAATTATTTTTTGGGTTAAATGATCCAGTCAGTCTATAAAACTCCGATGGGAAATATGGAAATTGTGGAGATAATACTAAAATTTATTGAGTTATTGGGCACTCAAACATAAAAACCTTATTGGTATATCTAAGCGACCAAGACCCATTCTTCGTGTCCATCTTTATATGTAAAAAAAATAAATCGCAGATTATAGCACTACAAGTTGGCAGAATACATTGGCTTATCTTTTTGTTGCTTGGTATAAATTGCGGGGGCATGGACTGAAATGTGTTTATGACTCTTAAACAGTGTTGATCCTCTATCAGCTAGTTTGGGATAGCGTGTATTCCCATTTTGTAATATTTTGTCATATGTGAGTGTATGATTATGCAGTGTATCTGTATACATACTCGATCCATAATCTGTCGTCTCAAATACTCGAGTAAATGGTGAAAATGCAACCCCAGCAGAACTTACATGTGGATTTGTAGTTCCCTTTCCTTTAAATGGTTTTGCATTTTTTAACTGTGTTGTATAATGGTCACCTAGTGATTTTAATAGAAACTCATTACCGCCATTTTGGTCCTTATATAGATCAAACTCAACCCCCGTAAGTTTGTCATCTCGGTCAGTGTTATCGTTTGCCTGACCTCCCATAAACATTCGATATAACAAATACATAAGTACACCCGTCAATACTACTAATAGTATGGATTCCACAATTACAATAATTCTCAGTGTATCCATTTATATTTGTGTAATGTTTTAATTACGACAAGACATATCGGCCCGCTTCTGGGACAGATTCATCGGTTACCCCGCCAACCGTGTTTGCGGTTTTGTCAACACACGAACTACGCAACGGAAAGCAACACCTGTTTGGTGTATAATGAATACCAGAACAATCTCCCGCGGCAATGCAAGCAGATTTACATTGATCCACCGTAACGTTACACCATCTCCATCCGTAATATGGCCTATCGTCTTTTTTCCACGTGTCAATGTCACCATGATCGTTTTCATTGTATCCGTCGGTTAGATTGCCCTCAGTGCACATAAATGTAGATTGATCTACATTGCTCCATGTTTTAACCGGCTCAGATTCAGTTGTGGTAACCACGTCACCCGATGGCATACTTGCACCCATCGGAGATGGAATTACTTCAAACTGAAGTAGTGCACCAATCACAACGATTGCAATAATTAACGCTATCAATATCTTTTTTCGGAAGGACAATTCCTTAATCTTTTGCACAAAAGAGTACATGTGTATCACTATTATATAGCAAATAAAAATATGGCTCAAAATATAATTGTAAAAAAGGTTAAAACCTCCTAATGTGATTCGAACACATGCTCATGGTATCAAGAACCATTGTCCTTACCGCTAGACTATAGGAGGACGCTCCCACGGTGTGAATCGAACACACAACCTTGCGGTTAACAGCCGCACGCTCTGACCAATTGAGCTACATGGGAACTGCGATAGCATTTCTGATTTCGAACCAGCAGACACTCAGTGACTGTCGGTGCACGAAACCAACTGGGCTATCGGAAATAACTATCTAATTTAGAAGTAGGTGAAGTGCCATATAGGTACTCCATTTTCAATCTTTTTTCGTAATTGGATACGTACGGATTGGTATTTGACACAAGGAAGTCTTTTATATGTCATATACAAAGATGAATATATTAGAAAAACTTGTTGATCCAAACACAAAATGCAAATCAGAACTCACTAAGATTATAAACAACGCACAAAGTGGAGATTTACTTTTTGTTCGCAAGTTTGGTGTGCCGTTTTTCCATCTTCACGTTGGACTTGTCGACGGTTACGGTCATGTTGTAGTAGTTACAATAGATGAACATGAAAACAAGTACATTATTGAATCCGGACTTATCGGAAATCGTAAACTCTTACTATCTGCATATTTACAAAAAACACCATACAAAGTTATCAAGTTATTTCGTCCATCCATTGATATTGATCACAAGTGTTTATGGAAACTAAATGAATATCAATTTAAATATTCACCTATTCGTTCGAAATTATTCGGTAACAGACATTCATGTACTAGCTTTGCGCGTCTCGCTCTTTCAACGTGCAGTGAAATGACATGTCATGACAATTGGAAAGATGGAATTCTTCCACTTACTTTATTAAACGACGTTTCTGGATATGACATATTGCAATGTGGCGACGAATGGTATGTGTATAGAATTGTTCTTATTGCATTGATGTATTTTACATTTGCACATGTCGCATCGTATCACATATAAAACATTTTATCTATATAAAATAAATGGAACAACATAAGAACACCCTTGACTGGCTTCATAACAATGAAGCCGAAATTGTACAAAACGACGTTATCGATGATCATATTGAATCGAATACAAGACGATATGACATTATGTTAGCAACACACAGCACATTTTCAATGTTATATGTCCCGGCACGAATGATATATGCAAATAATCGATTTTACATTAATAAAAAAGAGTATATTGTTAAAAAAATTAAACCAAAATATTACGAAATTGTATTAATGCCATTAAATAACAGTGGGTTTTGTGTACATGCTAGGTTTTTAAATAAGAAAGAATTTTTAGAATGCATCAATCCTTATGACAGATACGCAATCATAAACTTGACAAAGACATTTAGTGTTCCGTTAATCCCCAGATCTTGATCTTTATCAACGTTAAATTTGATGAATGGGTTTGCAGTTGGAATACCCGGTTGTTTTGGATGCTGCACTACATCAATACGAATCCCATGTTGTTTTGCAACATCGTGCTTTATTTTTTCAAGTAACTCGATGTTATACATACCATCGTTGTCCCGGATGTAAATACAATACAGTGGTGTAATTGATAGATCCACATCGACCCGTGAAAAATTGGAAAGTTTACCAAGCATTACAGACGTGTACCGCATCACATTATTTAATTCGTGATATGCATCGGTGTCGCGTTCAATTATATCAAGAGAAGTACGAATTGCAGACGTGCAATATGCAGGTAAGGATGCAGAAAAGCAATATCCCGACCCATTGAGTACTTGGTGTGAAATCATGTCGCCAACACCGGCACAAAATCCACCAACTGATCCAATTGCGTTTTCAAACGAACCAATGTATAAATCAACTTCAGAATGTGGAACATTATAGTGATCAGGAGTACCGAGTCGGTGCTTACCAAGAAGACCAAACCCATACGAATCATCGCAAATCAGACAAAACTTATATCTGGAACGCAATGCGATAATACATGGAAGATTAACAATGTCGCCAATGTTGGCATATACACCTTCAACCAAAACATAGACGGTTGCATCACCGTTCGGATCAAGTTGTTTTGCGTATTCAAGTTGCTCAACGAGTGACGAGATATCGTTATGCTTAAACGAAAGTTTGCTCGCACGCGACAAGACGATACCGGACTTTACGGGTGTAGACACGAGTTCGTCATAAATCAAAAAGTCGTTTGGTTTTGCAAACGCTTTTACAACAGATGACACGACAACAAGACCATATGAATATATAATTGCCTTTTCAACATTCAGTTTTGTTGCAAGTGTGGATTCAAGATCCATGTGAATGTCAAGCGTCCCATAAAATCCACGCGGTCCACATGTACCACATGAATAAACGTCGATTGCATTTTTTGCTGAAATAATCACATCAGGGTGTTTGTGCATATTTAAGAAACTTGTCGTTGTAAACTCCGTTATCGTTTCGATCTTTTTCACCGAAACGGTGTTCCACAAGTTGCTCACCAGATCCGATGGTGGATTTAAAACAACATCGGAGTGAAAATCATGCGTGTTCTTTGACTCGGCGTATCCCGACACTTTTCGTAACTTTAACTCTCGACTAGTTTCATCGATGACCATGAGTACATAATCAAGTTGCTCACGTGTATGTTCGCTTGAAATGCAAAAACGCGCGCGAGATTCCAAAAATGGCGTTGCCGGATATCCAACAATCACAATGGCGACGCCTCGCGCAAGACATTTGCGCGAAAACTCGACGAGTCTGTCGGGACGTTCAATTAAAAACGGAATAATTGGGGAATCAACGTCACCAAGTACCGGATATTTCATTTCCATGAGGCATTTGCGAAAGTAATTTGCGTTTTCACGAAGTTGCATTGGTTTTTTTGAACCTGCAATTAGAATCTCGAGTGTTACAAGTGCTTGCATCACTGCTGCATGCGACATTCCAGGCGAATATACACATGCAGTTGCGGTTGCGCGGATGCAATTAATAACGGGTCGCGACGCACATACATAACCACCGACTGATCCAAATGATTTCGTAAAGGTTCCCATCATTACATCAATATTTGAAGTGTTAATATTGAAATGTTCAGCAACTCCACGGCCCGTTGGTCCAGTTGCGCCGATAGAATGTGCTTCATCCAGGTATAAATGCGCACCGTACTTGGTTTTTACTTGAACAATCTCATTGAGATTGCAAAAATCTCCTTCCATTGAATAAATACCTTCAACAAATACAACAATCTTGTCCCAATTACAACAAGACGTTTCACGAAATAGGATTTCTTCTAGATCAAGCGCATTGTTATGCTTAAACACCTTTACTTTTGCACCAGAGAGGCGAATTCCTTCAACAATTGATGCATGATTGAATGAATCCGACAATACCAGAACATTTTTTGGATCAACGCCATCCGTTAAAAGTACCGGAATCACACTCGTATTTGTTGCAAATCCCATTCCAATGACAACTGCTGCGTCTTTGTTTAAAAACGTGGCAATTTTCGTTTCGAGTACAGATTGTAAATCATTTTCAGATCCATCACGAACCGATGTAGAAGCAACACCATATGTTTCAATTGCTTGTTTTACTTGCGATGTAATTGTTTTATCAATACCACCAAATCCAAGATAGTTGTACGATCCCATGTTAATACATTCACATGGTTGATCACCATTTTCCGGTTGAACAGTAATTACTGTTGATGCATGGCCATGAATTGGACGACTCCAACAATCTTTGATTGGTGTAAAGATGTGTCTATAAAATAATTCATTCTTACTACTAGTTAAACCTGTATTCCCGGATAGATAATTTCCTGAAAATAGTTCTTGAAAGATGCTTTTTATGAAAATTTTCGAGAATGCAAATACAATTGTCATAAACTTGGCATATTTGTTAACAATTGTCGGCAATGCAATCATACATAAACATATGAATACGGCCGTGTACATCCTTCTATAACACTATCCCCACAAAAAATTCGGATTGTCCGTAAGAAACTGTGTTACATCCCACTTTGTTATGGGAGATGGGTATGTACTATAATAATCCTTTCGTTTTGGGGAATCAAGTGAAGTTGATCCATCCAAATCTTCCTTTAGTGCAAGGTGTGTGTATTCATCTTGATTTAAATTAGAAGTCCATGCGCGATGTGCGACAAGTGCATCGGTGTAATTCGTTTCGTACTTGGCGAATTCACGACGCGTACGACGAATGCACCCACGACACGCGCGTCCACTTGCTGGAGCGGGGTGCATATCGCAAGAAAAACAACGTGGAACGGCTTCATTAATTCGTGTTATACACGAAGGGCATCTACCATAAGTATACGAAGATACATAATGCTTACGTTCCATTTCACGTAACGTAGCACATACACACGTCTTAGACATATGAATAACTAAACGCGAATATTAGTATTGTGGAAATGGAGGTGGAGAAATTGGTACGGGTGATGGCAATGGAGGTGGGGAAATTGGTACGGGTGGTGGAAATGGAGGTGGGCGAGGATTTAATGATAATATAGCTGTGAATAGTAATGTTCGAAGTAGCATTTTATTTTATGAAATATAAAAAAGTGTGAATATAAATGAACATGCCATCACATAAACTTATATCCTTATTATATCATTATTATTTTATTAACCAAATATAAACAATGTTTATCTTATTCGCAAGCGCATTTATTAACACATTTACAACTACAATTCCAAAAATGGATTATGATGCACCGTCAAATGAAGTTGGGTTGCATAAGAATGATGAGTATATTGAGCATGTACCAAGCGAGTATGACTACACGTACACTTATAATTCATTTAATGTGGACACATATTCATATGGGAGTGAAAATTACTATGTGATGACGATAGTGTCAGCTATACCGGGTGTCATTGATTCGGTTAACACATCAATTCGCTATCTAAACTATCAACTAGATAGTTTGCATCACTATATGGCAGAACTTTCCTTGTATATGTAACTAAACTATTGAACAAGTTCGCCTGTTACAACTGTCGCTTCTTGGTGTGCTACTGAATTGAGCGCACCACGTAGACGTAGCAGCATTCCATCGAGTTCCGCATGTAAGTCACGTTTTAGCATTGAAAAAATACAACCAGTCAAGAAACACAATGGAGCTGGTATGAGAAAATCCATGTCAACTTGAATTGAAATTACATTTTGTTCATTGATGCGATCAAGTGATACCGTAAATACCACATTTGTAGAAGATACGTGTACGGTTGAATTACCAGATCGTTCACGTGTAGTAGTTGTATCCATAGTAAATGTATTGTTTTTGATAGAGGTAACTGTGTATGTTGTAACTAGCACAACCGTAAAACGCCTTCCATCTTGATCAGTGTGCATACAATTCGTTTTTAAAAGAAATCGATCCGATACTGAAAGTTGACCAGGTGTTCCATTTAATTTTTCACTTGATAGAACATCTTTAACCCACATTGACGCGGTATCTTCAAAATGATTAAAAAGTCGCCAAAATGTATCCGAATTTCCAGTGATATTGTAACCATCGCTGTATGTATACTTGTTGGGATCCGGGTTACAACACACCTTAAACATCTTGCGAAACATATCAATATGAACTAACTTGCTTAGTGCAGTCCTGGGTGATATAGAAAGTAGTGTCGTTTTATAAATTGTCACAACTTCTATTGATAAACGAGTTATTTTTTACGTACGTACCATTGTTCCAGGAATGGGACTGATTCTATTATATCCGCTCGACGACCACGCGAGACACTTTCGTGCAAACATAACATCATCACTTGCCCAAACAAGTTCAGAACAACACGAACCGACATAATAATTCCCATTCGCCCCCTCTATATCCTTTTTACACAAACACGCACACGCAGTTGGCATGCAATAACAGTACCAACACACGCAAATATCATACCATTTAGATTTTGCGTCTTTAATCTTCATTGTGAAACATGACCAATTGCGCGATCGGTATGTACCAAACTTGTGTTCTACGTGCACGTCATGTGCCTCTGACATCATACCGGCACAACATCCAGGTGGCATGTACTTGCGAACAAGACTAATGTTTTGTAGTGGAGTACTGGGAACTTCGTCTAGATTTCCCATTTCAATTACGGCAGGTGTGTTATTTCTATAATTTTTAGCATGTGCAATTGTTCGGGTGGTTTTATTAGCGCCGTTTCGCGTACGCGGAACGTATGGCATATGTGTCTTACTATATTAGTAATAAAAATTAAATTGTACAATAACTTTACATGCATATAACTAAACATCGGTTTCATCATTTTCTACATTTTCTGTTTCTACATTTTCATCCGTATCCGGTTCCGTATCCGATGGTGCGCTTGTTCGATCAAGTAACTGTTCAAGCCCCGGAACATTTTTTACATTTTCGCGAAGAAGTTCTTCGTATTCTTCCAGTTGAACATCGCCGTCTTCGATGTCAAATGAACATGAGTCAAAATCATCGGAAAGCGTTCCTTTACTCCAGTCACGAAGACGACGAGCATATACTCGATAAATTCCAAGATTCATTAACGCGGTTGCTGGCATTTTCTGATGTTCCGCCGCCGCCGCCATTGCTTGTCGATATTGCATGCGCACTTGGAGTTTATCCATGGGAAAACATATGCTTTGCGATAGAACTACGAGGAATGCAAGAGCCATTGCCTTTATGTTTGTTGTTCAAAAAAAGTGGGAAGAATGTGTATCTTTAATAAGTTATTTAACGCCCCTATGGTGGTGGCGCTGGTGGTGGTGGCGTCGGCTCGGATGGTGGCGGTGGTGGTGATGGTGGCGCTGCTGGTGGCGGTGGGTACGCAAGGCAACCAGATGGATCGGACTTTACGACCGCAGAGTTAAAGTCGGTCTTACCAAGCGCCGAGGATACAAGGAGGATACCAATAAGAACCTTGGTAAATGTAGTGAGTGTAATGTACTTGAACTCACCCTTGACGTATAGAGATGGGGGCATCGCAACCTGGTACACCTGTGGGAGGAAGTTGGCAATGGAGAGGATGAAGAAGATGATAAATGTCGCCCAGAGCCAGTTTGGCGCCACGCACGATGGGCCATTAAAGAATGTCATGAAAAGCATGACCCACATAAAGGTAAATGGAATGACCGAAATGAGATGGGGCTTGGCACGCATGACAAAGCTTTCCTCCTTCCACGCATCAACGTCATCCTTTGGCTTAAGGTAGACATCAGTGAGGTAGAGAAGACTGGTGACGGTCACCGAAAGGCCCGATACGAGAACGAGCTGATTAATATCACGCATACCCGACGCAAACGCAACACAACCAGTTAGGAGAGTGGTGGAGAAGAATACATCGGTCCACCGGAATGGCGAGCAACCCTTCTCGAGCTTGGAATAGTAAGCATTTGGCCATAGCATAATGTTACCATAATTGAATACGGCGGAAATAATGAATGTCGCTATCATAAGCGCGGTAATTGGGAATGTACCATAAACATGGTTCGTTGGCGCAAGCATGTACGCATCGGCCATACCAGTGAACTCGGCCTGGACATTGTAAAGGTCGGGGCGGAGGTTTAGGTTACCGACAACGCCAGTGACAACCGCCATAGCGAGGTTGCATGTACCGGCAATAAAGTTCCAAATTAGGAGATGCTTAAGTGTCTTATCGGAAAAGATCATATTTTAAAAACAGGCGAGTATTCTATATCTTATACAATATAAAAAATTATTTGATATAGTTTAAATGTTTGGCATTATAATAGCAACACTTGGTATTTTTCGCCAACCACCATCTGATGGTAAATGGTGGTATGATCCGCGTATCCATAATTTAGGAAACATTGGTTCGTTTGGCAAGTTTCATGCAAACATTGCGGGATGGTGCACTGATGTTATTGATAAATATGCATACCATCGACGTAATATTCGCGATGAGATCCTATCCAATGTGCCATACCATGCACGTGTTTGTGATATGGGGTGTGGCGTTGGTAAAAGTACAACGGACAATATTTTAAGCATAGGAATTGATACATCCGATGAAATGTTGGCAGTTGCGCGAAAGAACAATAAAGACAAATTGTGTACATTTGCAAAAGGAAATGCAATTTCGCATGGGGAAGATGACGAGTTTGATTATTCGACAATCTTCTTTCTACTTCACGAAGCGCCACAGGAAGGTCGTATTGCAATCATTGAGAATGCAATGCGCATTTCAGAACGAGGAGTTCTTATTGTTGACATGCATCCCAAAATGAGAACACCACAGTCAATGTTATCAGGAGAGCCATATGTTCTTAATTACATGAAACATATTCGGGAAGATATTAACAAATGCTGTTACACAAATGACTGGTATATACACGACACATATACTCACATTGATAATTATGTTATGGTATGGGCATTACGTCCAACTAAAAAGATTAACACTCTGCCAACCGCAGAAGCAATTGTATAGTTTCATCCATATTCATGTCGGGGTTAACGGTCTTCCAGTCGCTTGTAAATTTTGGAACATATTTGAATATTGGTGGCGATCCAAACATTACTAGCATATGCATGTTGTGATCATCGGTCACTAATTGAATTTTTTCGTTTACTTTGGGCTCGGATAACCCAGCACGTGATGATTTACTTTCTACGATGACATGAATGCGCCCTATCATAAATGACTTTTTTGTCATGATTATACGAAAGTCTGGTGTATATGATCCGATATTGTAATTTTCGGGGGGTTGAAGAATAATACGTTCATAATCAACTGAAACCGATAGCCACGGGGGTTTGCATAGATTAAATGATGTAATAAATGAATCGTTTAGTAACTTGTAATGTTCTTCTTCACTCTTACTCCGCTGCCCCATACTGGTATAGTACGTCATGTCCATTGACTCATATGCCATATGTAGCGCATATATTTCGGATTTATGTGGTACCGGAATCATTTTAATTGCGACAATGGTATGGAGACCATAATAATTGTTTATGGCACCTTCACTTCGGATATAACGGACCTTTGTACCAATCTTAAATAGATTCACACAGTTTGATGGAATCATATACATTGCCATTCTTTTTTCAATGACGTGATCCTCCCAATCTGAATTATGATGAGCACGTACTGTAATGGAACCATCTGGGTGCTGTGCATACCATGCACCCGTGTGCACATGCTCTCCGCGCGTATTCTTCATATGGGAAACCTCCCCATTATCCAACCTGACTCCATCCCATGCAAACCTGATATGAAGTGGAACTTGTGCTTGCTGTGCATTAATCATCCTCATTTTTTCAGCGAAACTGAGAGACATATCCTTAAATTTTTATAAAGTATAGATCAAATAGATATTAAAATGTCGCCGTTGTCCAATCCCAAACATTATTCATACGTTGACTCTAAATATGTTAAACATATTACATATGACAAGAAATTAGCGGATAAATATAACATACAATCAAAATCATGGGGAGTTATTATTGGTATTATTATAAGTTTACTTATACTTTTAATAATCCTCATAAACACCCCAGGGTTTACCGAATTATTCGGAGAGGACAGTTATGGACCCGGTTACCGATACTGACGTTAACAATATGTCTGACTTGGTTCCCTATAAGACATTAACGCCCGGCTGTGATGATCATCTTGCGACACTTTATGAGTCAATGGCACATGCAGATATTGACAAGCCACCACTCACGTATACATTATACGGCGGTACATTCAATGGCATTGCATCTGGGCCTCAAATTGACGCAACACGTCGGTTTATGCAATCCACAAACGTGTATCTTGAAGATGAGTTTCGTGCCGGGTTTGTACTTGGCGATGAAATGGGAGTTGGAAAGACGCACGTGATTGCACTAAGTCTTGTTCAAACCGTATATGAACATTACATCACACATCAACGAATTGGTCGTCACGTTGTTGTTATTCCAAAAGACACGCTATTTAAGCCACTCAGTGACATCGTACAACGGATTGCAACGGTTCTTGGAATTACTCTTAATTTTTTACAAATTAAGGACATCTATACCAAGACAAATGATACATTTATTGTACGCCAGACGGATGGAATCGTTCTTGTAACATATAACGGGTATGGATCACATGTCAATCGTCTTGTCGAATGGATGGAACCACATCACACCCAGGCAATTTTCCACGATGAATCTCATCATCTCAAAAACATGAATTCACAGTCTACCGCTGCCGCTAGTATTATGATGGATGTGTTTCGTCACGCACGATTTATGTATTCGTCTGGTACATGTGCATCGACAGTAAAGGATCTCTATTTAGTTGGCATTCGAACCGGTCTATGGACAAAGTCCTCATTTCAGCATGTTTCAAAAACACTCAATGGACGTAACTTTTTTGCATACATTTCAAATCAGTTGGTTCGCAATGGGCGGTACATCAGTCGTCTATTATCGATCGAAACATCAGCAGAACATATTATTGATCATATTGAAATGTCCGATGAAAGTATTCGGGTGTACGATACATGCGCTGAACTCATGGCAAAAACGATGCGTATTATCCGTGCCAAAATTAGCGGAGACGAAAAGCGCATGCACCTAACTGCTCGTCTTTACAATACATCGCTTGCATTTTTCCGCGAAATGATGTTATTTGTTCGTCTTGATTATATTATCAAGACGGCGCGTCATCATGCCGAAAATAACCGCGCGGTAGTTATTGCAATTCAATCCACCGGCGAGTCATATGCCGACAAGGAAATCCAGGGGATTGCAAATACCGCAATGAATCTAATCAATGCAATGAAAGAAAAGTATCCCGGAGATAATCAATGGGACGAACTTAATGACGAATGGATGAATCTCGATCTTCCTCATCAATCCATCCTTGATATTGTAATTGATAGTCTTGGTGGTCTTGATCAGGTTGCCGATATTACTGGCCGTTCCAAGTATTGGGTACGTGATGAAATGGGCGAATGGGTCATGAAAACACGCAATAAAAATAAAATTAATGTTGATCGCACCGACTTTCAGGAAGACCGCAAGCCATTCGCCGTTATTTCACGCACTGCCAACGAAGGCATCAATCTCCATGCACTGTATGCACACAGCAAGCAACGTGTCATGATTCTTGCACAGCAGCCATGGTCCGCTGATCAGGAAAAACAACTTGAGGCGCGCGTTGCACGCACGGGCCAAACGAGCAATCCGATTGTCATTCACATCGTAAATACACAGCTATGTGAACTGACAGTTACTGGACGCCATGCATCGGGGTCAAGAAATTCAAGTTCACTCACTCGCGGTAATCAAGAAATTTCCGCAATTGGATCTGAAATGGAAGATGTAAATTCAATGCGCGGAGTGTATGCATGCATTCGTCTTATTGGTGATCTACAGGATCGCGTTGGTCTACGTACGCAAGAAATTCGCGCCGAAATGGGCATGAGTGATAATGAATTTCGTCTATATTGTGACGAAACCGTAGAACGACTTCGTATTGTTGGTGCACTCGATTGCATTCGTGTTGATAATAACAAACGCAAGTTTGGCGATGATGATGACGAACACGATGCTTCGGAAACGGATAAAAACGGCGCACACAGTGTGCGTCAATTTCTCAATCGGATTCTTCTATTATCAGTTAAATGGCAGCAGACACTTTACAAACACCTTGTAATTCAGCTACGCAGGGTACAAGAAACGTCAACACACACAAAACCAATCAAGCCCGTATGCAAAATCCATACGATTACCAAACTTCGCAATGACATTGAATTCATCCAGGTAAAATCCATTAATCTTTTTAGTGAGTTGGAAAATAAAAATGCCAAGTTCTACATGGATCGTGCCAACACAAATGCATGCGCACTTATCACGTTTGGAAAAGTCACATGGCGCATCGCACCGCGCCAATGTGTGCCGTCTAATGTTCCATTTTATGGCTATCATCAAGTTCATGTAGATGAAGCCAGGCGGGTTTGGGATCGCGGCGTAGAGGTTAAGCATATTTTACGAAACATCCTCGTTGACGAAATCTCCGAACTTAAATCAATTGTACGTGTTGATGCACCACTACAGCGTCTTAAGCAAATGGACGGTACGTCCATCCTAGGATTTAATATCCCATATCGTGCAGTGGATGATGTTAAAAATCATTATCGTGAGCATACAGTATAGTGTTAGTATTAATAAACAATATAATATAAATGAAGGCTACGAGTATTGTATCAATTACATTTTCGGTATTGTTTGTGTTACTATGTGTATATGCATTTATATGGTGGCGACGATATGGTCCCAAAAATATGCATAGCATAGACGGTCCAAATACACGTATTATAATACCAGGCGTACCCCTTGATCAACTGATTGATGGTACTCCGACTGGTAGTACTACCAAATGGATACATCCAGCCGATGAAATCGCATCGAGAGATACAGAAAGACAACTCAGTATCATTCGGGAAAAAAATGACAGTAGTACACCTCGTAAAAATCCGTTTCTTGGTTAAAGTATAATATAAAAAATAGTTTATATATTTATTTTTTACTATCGTCTATTTGTTCTAGCATTACGACCGCTTGTATTTTGAGCAGGTGCATTTGATGCACCCCATGCGGCATTTCCAACATTCATGAATTGTGACATTGGTCCACTTGTGGATGGACCGGTATTTCTCATATTTGACTGTGGACCACTTGTGGATGGACCGGTATTTATAAAGTCGGCAAATGGATTTCCATTTCCACTACTTTGTCCCGTAGGAGCAACTCGCGCAGTACGTGAAGTACGTCCAGATGTTCCTCTACCGGGACGCACGGTATTTGCAGAAGGTGCGGACGGTAAAATACCATCGAACATGGAACCACCAGTTTGACCGGTTGGTTCTGATGCTGCGGTAGGTCGTACGTAAGTTGGACGTGTATTATTACCAGCAGGTGCACCTCCACCGAATATTCCAGACATTACAGATGGTCGTGGAGTTGATGCTGCCGCCGCACTTTGTCTGGGAGACGGTGCACTTGGAGCACTTGGTGCACCCATACCGCCAGTAAATAATCCAGCTGCCCCACTTGCAAGTCCTGGGTCCAATCCATTTCGGCCGGCGGTATCCATTGCCTGTCTCTGACCGGCTTCAGCGGCGACACGTCCGCGTTGATCTGCAGGAGCTGATGCGATATTTGCAACATCACCCTTGAATAGATTTACCAGTGTGAGCAACCATCCGAAATTGTAACCATATCGACGCCGTAGATATACAGTACAACAGCCAAGGAGTAATACGACCACTGCAATAACAATTGGGATAACTGCAGAAAACTGACTTACATCCAACCCCGGGCCAGGCGGCGGAGGTGGAGCAGGATCAGGCGGTGGAGGTGGGGATGGTGGTGCAGGTGGTAGCAATGGCGGGGATGCTGGCGGTGGCGGCGATGGCGGAGGTGGTGATGGTGGTGATGGTGGAAGTGGTGGTTCTGATGGCGGTGGTGGAGCCGCCGGTGGGTAACATCCGCCAGTAAATGCTTTTAGGACAGGTCGCGGTGCACCTGATAGTTCGTCATTTCCAACACGACTATTATAAACATAAACGTTCCGAATACGTCCATCATAGAAAGTATTTCCATCAGTTGCATCGCCTTTTCCAAGTACAAGTGAAGGGCGTAATATATTTCGAGGCAGAGTAGCTGGAAGAGCGTCAGTTGTTTTAAATGGTCCGTTGTTAACACTTATAAATACAACACCAGTTGCATCAAAGTGCTGTACCACAACTTTAACATAATCCTCGACTCCAAATTGTCCAGTCTCAAGTGGCACGGTTACTCCACTCATCGGTGAATATGTGAGTTCGTTGTTAAAACTGAATGTAATTCTTTCTGACTCGTGATAAATATTTCCACCAAAGAATATAAAACCTTGTGTATTATCAATTTTATTACGTCTTATTTCAAATGAATACGTAATTGCGATGTCTATATCTGATCCAATATTTTCCAAACCAGACATTCCAAATAGACCATTACCGGTACCATCAAACCCAATTGATTGCACGCCACCTTCATTGCATAATGGAGGGAAACTGGGTAATGGTGGTGAATTGGGCGGCGGGGGTAATGGTGGAGGCAATAACGGCGGTGGAGGAGATGGTGGAGGTTGCAATGGTGGCGGCGAGGGAGGTGGCGATGGAGGCGGCGATGGAGGCGGACTTGGCGACGGAAATTGTGAACTAAATACTATATTCTGAACACCCCACGATGCAATAGTTGATGGTTTACTTAATCTAGTACTGATACGTAATGTTGCAGATGAACTTGTATGTGGTATGTAAATTTGAGTAGTAATTATAGTTTCCATATTACCATCTCCCTCATTTCCACATAGTTGTTCACCTTCATTTCCATAGAATATTTGTCTCCATACAACTTCACCATCAACCTGTACAAATGCGTCTGCATTACTTGTCCAACTGTCAATTTGCAAAAAGTCTAGCTGAATATACAAGTGTGAATGAACGGTGAGAGCTTCATATCTACGCTCTATGTATGAATTTGCTCCGAATACACCATATCCACCAAGTACCACATGCGGACCACATAACGTAGTCTGCAGATCTTCGTTACTTGTCCACACCAGTTCTGATCCCGGGAAAGTCGATGCCTGGACAAAATCAAATACCCCAGCCGGAAATGGAAGCGGTGGTGGAGGAGACGGAGGAGGTGGAGCGGGTGGTGGGTTCGGTGACGGTGGTGGCGACGAAGGAGGTGGCAGCGAAGGAGGTGGCGATAATGGTGGAGGTGGAGCCGGTGGAGGTGACGGAGGCGGTGGAGATGGTGGGGGAGATGGTGGCGGCGGAGGAGGAGGACTACATGTATACAATGCATGCATAACGTATGTGCTACTCCCAGCAGTTGCCAATCCAAAGTTTGCATCATCATCTCGTTGAGATGATGATAATATTTTACGATAAATATTTACATTTTCCAAATACATGAATTGTCCAGGTGACCATTGAACGGATCCAGTCTGTACTCCAATGTTCACTTGTGTATGCTGTGGTACGTTTAATATAAACTCCGTTCCGAATCTATCACCAAGCAGGAGTCCATCTCGATATACCGATATTCGTTGATCAGTTCCTTGTATTACACATACATGCCGTCTTATTGTGAAATCCATATCTGTAAATGTCTGTATTCTACCGATCGTATTAAGATTTTCTATTGTGATTATAAGATTATTCTGATCAACAACAATATTGAAACTGTCAACAATTTCTATAACTTGTAAAGACTTTTGTACTTCATTATTTACAACAAAGCATGTAGTGATTCCTCCATTTTGACTATTTATATCACCATATAGGGATGATTGAAATGAAGGCTCACCGTGGCGAAAACCATATGGACCACAGTTTGTAGGCGGTGGAGCTGCAATTGGAGGTGCTTTTGGTGGGGGCGCCCCTGGTGGAGGGGATGGTGGCGGATATGGCGATGGAGGCAATGGCGGCGGAGAAAACGATGCAACGTTTTCACAAACTGTACGAAATGATTGTGAACATACCAACTGATTTTCCCATGTATTCGGAACATCTGCTGTCATGTATGTACAATCACCACCAGAGTCTGCAGGAAACCCAGGCGACCAATTTGCATATTTTCCAGGTACAATGCTTCCTGCACTCCCACCTTGCCAAAATAAATCATTTTGTGGTTTCCATTCCCAATTGCCAACTGATACTTGATAGCCAGCTAGCCATATAGGTGATCCAATACCTCGTACTACAGTTGCTACACTGTTATGTGCTTCAATGCTAAATATTGAAGGAAGTGATCCACCTGGATATGATTCGCACATATCTTTTGCTTCTTGCCAAGTTCTTAATTTATCGTCAAAAATCAGTTTACCAAGCGGAGGAGATGGTGGTGGCGGAGGAGCATATGGTGGTGGTGGAGAATTTGGCGGCGGCGGTGGCGGTGGTGAAGGCGGCGGAGGTGAAGGTGGTGAACATGGAGTAGACGATGGAAATATATGACTTGTAGAGTCATATCCACATGTTGGATTACTTTCACATGCACCACCCCTAGAAGGGCCTAGTGTCAATTCGAGAAGTGAACATAACCGATATCCCGAATCAACACATGCGACCTGTGCTAGATATAATGTAGCATCCCGAGAGCCCGTTATACCGATACGGTCATTCAAATCTGGCTTTGAATTGGGACATAACGATATACCAGTACCTCCGTTTGTACAACACCGCACACTAAACGTGGCAAATTCTGCAGAATAACACTCTGTTGTAGCATCGTCGCATCCGTTTATACCCAACACACCAGTTTGAAGTGGGGCATATGGAGGAGGAGGAGATGGTGGTAATGATGGAGGAGGTGGTGATGGCGGCGGCGGTGGTGATGGTGGCGGTGGTGATGGTGGTGATGGGGGTGGCGGACTTGGTGGTGGTGGAGATGGAGATCGACTGAGTGGAGTAATTACAACGTTTTGTATACCCCATGATTCATCTGTAGAATCACCACCAAGCGTTGTTGTAAATAATATACTTATAGCGATACTTGTATGTTCAACTTCGAGCGTAATTGTTTCAAATACTTCTTCATGTTCATCGCTCCCGCAGATATCTGCTCCGGGTACACCAGCATACTCCCTAGACCAAACTCGAGTAGAATCTACATACAACTCGGCCAGCTCCCCGGGTTCCCATGAATCAATCTTTAAAAAGTCAAATTGAATTGTAAACCCAATATGATCATCCAAAGATGTATACGTTCGTTGCAATGACATCCCGCCTCCAAGTTTTTCATATCCACCCAGAATTGTGTATGGCCCACATATAGTAGTGTCAAGTACAGGTACCCATGTCACTGCATTTTGTGGAAATACATTGACCAAAGGAGTTTGCCAGTATCCAGGGGGTAATGGAATTGGTGGAGCAGACGGAGGCGGAGGTGATGGCGGTGGAGGCGGTGGAGGAGAAGGTGGAGGAGGAAATGGCGATGGTGGTGGCGATGGTGGTGGCGGTGGTGGTGATGGCGGTGGGGTGGGTGGTGGTGGAGACGGTGCGGATGCCTGAACTACCAAAGATTGTATAGCAGCTTCCGTAAGGGCACCGTCCCAGTATCCAACGGTATCGATTACTCCTTTAAATACACCTCCAGCAAACTCACCAGTACCACTAGTTCCACCAATTTCAAATCTACGATCACCGCCACTTGTTGTAATGTCAGCGTCGGTGACCAAATCCTCAACACCCGCTATATAAAGTTGGATTCCATTTGCAACAAGTACATGTGCAGCCACTGCACTGTTTCTAAATACAAGATCATACCATCTTCCAGCCAATAGTTCAGTCGTTGAAGTCGCTATATGCGTTCCAGATGATTTTAGTGTAACATAGTACTTTCCACCAGAGTATGATAGTCCAAATCTATACTTTGTCGGTACTGCAAATAATACACAATCTGATAATAAAGTATCTGAAATTCTTATTCTTGCATATATGGTGAAATCTATTGTACGACTTAACTCTATATTGTTTTCAATATTACCACCAGTAATATCATATTTTAAATATCCACTATTTCCAAATTCTAACGTTCTTCCGTCGGTTGTTCCAGTGTGGATATATGTTAACGCACCAATAGAAGATGATGCATATAGGCCATTGCCGTCGTTTTGTAGGCCATTTGTAACATAAAGTGCACCATTTCCAATTGGATTATTATTGCTATCGAATTGAAATGCATATCGTATCTTGGAACTTAATACCCCAATAGGAGGAGGCGGAGGAGGCGGTGATGGCGCCGGTGATGGCGGTGGAGGTAATGGCGGTGGAGGCGAAGGCGAAGGCGGAGGTGGCGCCGGTGATGGCGGTGGGCTAGGCGGAAATGGTGATGGAGGTGGAGGTGGAGGTGATGGTGGTTTGCTACATACTCCACATCTCACAGGACAGTGCATTCCATATACATGAGAAGAATCACACTGATTTGACGGTAAACTAGAACATGTAGATGGTCCACCGACTATAGATAATGCGGCATTATCATCGCGACATGTTTCTGCTGTCATTAACTGAATTTCATGCCCATTTGCGTTATCAGCGTCGTTAATCTGAATGATTATCTGAGTCGGAAATAGTCCCACCGCTGTCAATGGAATATAATAATAGTAAGTACCAACAGAATTGTCACCATATGCAACAAATGTTACTCGATCAATAAATGCATCGCCAACACCATACAACCAATATTGAAATTGTTGCGTCGTGCCAACATTGCGTAGTTTTATGCTTACTTTATATGCATCGGAATTTATGGTAAATCCCCAAAAATTTTGCGAACACGTGTTTTTTAATTCAACATAACTACTTGGGGTTGTATCACATAACAGACCATCAGTCGGATTACCACCTGGATTTACAGGAGTTACGTACCCAATAAAGTTTTGCCGACTCGTTTGTTGAACAAGTATAACATCTGCATTTACTACCGCAATAAATAACAGTGCAATAAATGAAAGCATATATTCTTTACGTATTATAGATAAAAAAACACTGTATGTAACACAACAATATTTACTCTACTTTTGCGACACGACGAACCCGACAAAACCCATTAATACGTGCATCAGTGATAAACGAATAAATTGTACTAACATAACTATCAAACTGATATAGTGAATCATAATATTCAGGGGCCATTTTGCGAAGGTCAGGAAGTCTGGTCCATGGAATGGACTTGAAATCATGATGTTCTACATGATAACCCGCGTTCCAAATAAACATATTGAATGGTCCATAATAAGAACTTGTTTCCTGATCTTCAGGCATTCCTGGGAAATTGTAATGTTCGGTAATAAAATGAGCAGCAAGTGGATGAATTCCGCCAGCAAGAAAGGCAGATAACATTAGATAAAGAAACGGAGCAATGCCATACATCATAAAGAATCCAATATTAAATGTCGTTTGAACGGTCCAATTTGCAAGAAGATACCAAGAAAATGGCATATTTTTGACAAACATCGGTCGGAGAAGATACGTAATTAGATTGGTTTGTAGCCAAATCATTTTTGCAAGTACTCCCTGCCGTGTAAACTTTGCTTCCATGACGGAAGGAATGTCCGGATCACCTCCTTCGCGAGTAAGTTCAAGATGATGGGACGTGTGATAAAACCGAAAACTCTCGTGATAAGCAACGATTGCCGGCGTTTGGATAACGTAGGCAAAAATTCGGTTGTAAAGTACTGATTTGAAGACTGTATTATGTGTAATCTCATGTGTAAAGAGAAAAGACGTTTGCATTAATGTCGCACCCACAAAGTATGCAGACAGTAAATACATAAACCAACTTAGGTTTACGGAATAAATTGCAGTAACAAGTTGAGAAGCAGTCATAAGAACTGCAAGATACTTTGTAATTGGTTCAATGCCCATAAGTGTTTTTACTTCTGGGTGATCTTTTAGAATTTTTTGCTTACGTTCAGCATGCCAATCGGCAACCTTATCCTCATTTACCCAAATATAATCGGAACGAGACATATGCTTTATTAGTTATTGTTGTATACACAAAAATGTTTTACAAATATAAAAAGATATCAAATGTTTTCACTCAACAACATCGTATTCATACTACTTATTATATATTCATCAGTATCATATGCAACTCCATCTCCATCTCCATCTCCACCTCCACCATCTCCACCTCCACCATCATTGCCTCCACCATCTCCAATCAACCCACCATCTCCACCTCCACCATCTCCAATCAACCCACCGCCATTGTCACCATCATCCGATGACGATGCAATTTATTACATCTATGCAATCGATGTAATAATACCAATTATGTTTATAGGAGGTATTCTTGTTGCTCTGTACTTATTCTGTTGGAAAAAGAGAGAACCATCACAGCCGGTCGTACAAACTGTGCCACAAAATGTGGAAATGCCAACGGTATATAATACAATACCACCTCTTGGTACACAACCCGCATCTAATGTAAATATTATAAGTACAACAGACAGTAACGGAATTACACAACCGATTACACCACGAACACCGCTTACTCAATCTACAACAAGAGTCGTAAATTTAGCGGATATGCAACCGACCGATACGAGAAATACAGAGAATCCGTTTATAACGATTGTTTAATGTTCCATCCATAGTGGACATTCTTCATCAAAATCACCATTTTCGTTTGTGCATGTACATGGTGGTCCGGTGCGATAATAATAAAATAATTCACCACAGTTTACTTTTTTTGGACCAAGTTTGCGATTGTCATCTTCAAATTGCGCAAATAGATTATATCCGAGATTTGCGCCTCCTTTACTTGCAGGAATGCAATGTCCAACTGTGCATGAAGTTTCACTATACGAAAGACCATAATTATTCATCGCTTTGCGGAATTTCTTATACGAAGACCCACAGAGTGCGGGTGCAATAAGTTGATTAAATGTACGTGCACGTGCAAGTTGAAGATTAGTATATGATGGATTCTTAATCGGTGTAAAACATACGCATACTTTTACAAGGAACGAAATGAGTAAATATGACTTCATTTGATATACACTTTACAATATCTAACGTTTGGGACTATATGGGACATATGGGATTCTATCTTTAAACGATGCGGACTCTCGTGGAATAAACCACGTATCTTCCTTGTTGTGAATTAGTGTCGCGGTACCCTTTGTTTTGATGATACGTGATGTTTCCTTTACCGAAATTGATTCAGGTTTTGGAATACGAACATCAAATCGTCCTGTTCCGATTGCAGACAACTGTCCCATCATAATGGAAGCAGATACCGAACCACTTACATCTTCCGATTCTGCAAAAATTGCAGCATCCTTTAGTACTTCACTTGTTTCTTCAAATGACGAACGAGTAAGTGGACCAGTCTTGATATTATTAAGACCATGCCGGTTCAGTGGCATAACATAACCACGAAGTGTCATCGTACTTGCAGTAAGTTCGATGTGCCGTGGATCAATGTATGATCCATCCGCAGTCAACGTAGAGTGGAGTTCATTAAAAATCACAGTGAGCGCAGCTTCGATTCCAAGAGTGTTTACGACATTATGGATATCGTTTGTCATAACCTTGGTCCAATCCACGCCAGGAATCGCATATGCTCGATGAAGAATGGTAGAACGTGTTTGAATCACATTCACAATTTCGTTTTTCTCTCCATTCCATCGTTCGATGCTATCAACAGCAGAAGCTTCGATTCCATTAAAGCCGCCCAACTTGATTTCGTGACACAAAAGCTTCACAAATCGAAGGACTGTTCCGCGTTCACACATTTCCTTGTTGGAAATAACTTCCGGGAAATGTTTCGATACATCCAAGATACGAATGCGCACCCACCAGTCAATTGTGTTGACCTCCGAGTACGACACATGTACATCAGTATCAATAATGTTACGGGCAAGCGACTTAATAATTGGTGCAATCTTAGCTGGGGTAAGATTGTAATCGTTTAGGAGGTGCTTGTTTAATTCAAGTACACCAACATGCATCGATGGATCTGACAAATCCGGCGCAAAATACGTATCCATCTTTAGTGCAAACTTTACGTCCTCTGGATACGATTCGTCAATTACGTCGGGTGGTTCAAGTACAACATTCATGTTCTCTGTAACATGTGACAACGTTAGACGTGTTAGTTTTGCGGCGATTGCCTTTAACTCTTCCGGCGTTTTGTCCGAGAACTCAAGCGTTGTCTGTGGGGTGCGAAGCTGCTTTGAATAACCCATAACTTCCTTTAGGCGAGGGATTCCCATTGTTACACCAGCATGACCGGTGCCAGCAGTATGGAAACTGTTGAGTGTCATTTGGGTAGATGGTTCGCCAATACTAAGTGCAGCAGTATTTCCAACCGCATCACCGCCTGCAACAACCGACGACAAACAACGATGTTTTACTTCACATAGAAATGCCTTAACATTCAAGTGTTCTGGAATATTTCCAATGCGCATGCACCATTGAATGTAGAGTGGGACCACATACTTACATACCGGATGTTTCTTTACAATTTCATGAACAACTTCCGATACGGCAGTGAGCAAGGACTCTTCATCAAACTCATGTGGCACATCGTTATTCCACGTGGCACTTTCAAACATCCGAGAAATATTAATTGGAAGTAAGACCACGTCCATTAGTGGCTTGTTTGACTGAGATAATACTTTTTGTGCATTTTCACGCAGCGACATGATTACATCGTATTCAAGAGGTCCTGCATTTCGCTTAATCTCTTCGAGTGTCATCAAAAGTGGTTCAACTTTAATTCGTTCAACTTTGCATGGGTCAAAATTATCGGCATACTTAAACTGCACGACCATTCCCTGTGCGTTACGAATCGTTCCGTCATAATTGCACATATTATCTTCACTTGCCTTTACAAGACAACGCTGGATGTAACCACTGTTTGCAGTTTTTACCGCGGTATCAACGAGACCTTCACGCCCGGACATTGCAGAAAAGAAAAACTCAGTCGGTTGTAGACCAAGCATAAACGAATTTTGAATGTAACCATTTGCGTTTACAGTCGCATGTTCACCATGCTTGAAACATGGCAGAGTGCGTCCAGACGTACCATTTAAAATGCGCGCACCGCCAACAATCTGCTGGCCAACTTGACCACATACTTGAGCAATATTTAGCGGAGACCCCTTTGAACCTGCTGTTACACAGGTGATGATTGAATTATCTGGCGGTGCATTGTTTTTAATGATGGTTGCAGTTTTCATGATGACATCAGAAAGAATACGTGTCGTTGCTCCTTCTGCCATTTCTTTAAGTGACTTTGGTACCTTTGATGTCAGAATCATCTTTGAATTATTAACCGCAGATTTAATGCATTCGACAACTTCGTTATGACTCTGTTCGTTTGTAACACAATCAGATGCACCAATCGAAAATGAATTCTTATATAGGAGCCACTGATTTACAACGCGCTGTACATCACTCAAAAATTCAACAGCCTTCTTTGGACCGCCATGTTCATGGTGAATAATGTCCGAAATTGCACCGGCAGTTGCGCCAAGTGTAGATTTAGATAAACGTCCAAAGAGGATTTGACCATTTTGAATTAGCAGATCTTTGGTATCATATGACGTAATACCCGAAATTGAACCACGTTGGTACATTAGAGTATATGGAAATACGAATGAAATTAACTGAGATCCTGTCCACAATTCTTTTGGTTTGGAAATTGCAGGCGGTGGGAGCATGGTTGTTCCATTGTTTGCAAACTTGACATAAATACGAAACCGAAGCATATCAGCACGTGTAAGAAATACACTTGGATCTGTCATTAGCCATGCACCAACAAGAGAATCCTGAACGATACCAAAACATGGTTTGTTGTTTTGTGCACTAATAATGTTGCGATTAATTGCCATGAGTGTTGATACTTCCGACGTTGCGCATGCAGATTGACAAACATGAATATTCATCTCGTCACCGTCGAAATCTGCATTGTACACTGCACATACAGACAAATTAAGACGAAACGTCTTTCCCTTGGTGAGAACAACACGGTGGCCATTGAACCCCATGCGATGTAGTGTTGGCTGACGATTGAAAATAACCCAATCCCCATTCTTTAGATGACGTTCAACGATCCACCCAATGCGCAAAACAATGTCTGCGCGATTTTTACACGACTTGAGTGAGATCAAATCACCTTCGGTGTTAATCACAGACTGTGCCCCAATGAGTTCAGTTGGACCATTTAGAATACGCGTACGAAGATCGGCAATATTACTTGGTGTCACCTTTTCTGGAACAGTTAGAATCATCGCAAGTTCGTATGGTACACCAAGTTGATCGACATCAATTGTCGAATCAGGTGTAATTACAGACCGACCGCTAAAATTTACGCGCTTACCCATTAAACAATTACGGAATCGCCCGTTTTTTCCACGAATTCGATCAATGATATACTTGCCATTCGCACTATTTCGATTGTTGTTTGCCATGGACGCCGGCATACCACCTCGAATTGCGGCGGGATTTACGAGACCAAATACATCTGCCTGGAGCCGATTCCATCGATCAATTAGATCCGGTGTCAGTGCATCGACATTTAAAAGACGATCAACAACCGTATATGTAATGGTATCTGTTTTCTGTGGAAGAACTTTGTTTGCGTCACATAAAAAGGTTGGTAGTCCAGAGTCTTCTTGTTTGTTCATGCATAAACGCAGTTCATTCCCGCGACGGTTAATTTCCTGGAGACGTAGTGTAATGTCATCCTGGCCTTTTGTACGTGATCCCTCTGCAGTAGAAATTGCAGGACGAATAATCGGCGGAGGAACAAGTACACTTGTTGCAATCAAATCACGTGGATGAAGACCTTTTCCAAAGAAATTCGTTGCGTCGGTGTCTTTGATATTGTCTAGAATTGAATATGCAAGTGCGGGTGTAAACTTTTGCATTGCATACTCTTGTTCTTCCTCGGATTCAAAACTCTTATCAACCCATTCTGTCTTTATTCCGAGGGGGCCGCGTACATAACTCGGACGAATGCCCTTGCAGTGCGGGCACTTTTTACGTGTACGTGCAATTGCATACGTATGATTGAAACGTGTCTTGTCGTCCGTATATTTTTCCATCAATGCTACCTTGTCTTCATCCGTAAGACAGATTTCAGAACAAAAAAAGCAAACAGAACGAAGAACCTTGAGGGTATGATCGATATACAAAGCCTGGTATACTGGTAATGGGAGCCGAATTTCACCATTGTGACCTGGGCATTTTTGCATAAGTTCATTGCAAGTTGTACAACGAATCCGACGATCAGAAGATCCCATTGCAAGTGAGTTTACGCCATTGTGAGTAGGGATCCCACGGGTATATAACGCAATTTCATTTACACGAGTCACCGCATTTTGACGGATAGCATCAGAACCATATACGGAAAAGTTTACCTTTTTAACAACTTTAGCATTTGTAGATAAACCATGTACGGGGATCATTATACATATACTTTATGTGTCCCGAAATACAAATCTGATTTGTATATCACTTAAGTGAACTATCGTCCTCATACACAGTGCTACTATCTTCTACTTTAGATTCGTCATCGTCATCGTCATCAGAATATGCAACATCTTCATCTTCTTCATATTCTGATCCTTCATTATGATCATAATATTCTTCTGGAACGTCATCTTCTTCTTCTTCTTCTGACTCGACATCTTCTACCTTTTCATAAACCAGCGTATTTGAATCACTTACACTATCATCAGTGTGCACAAAAATTTCGCCCAGTAGTTTAATTAACTGCGTTGCTTGTGAAACTGATGTAATTGTTCCTCCGATAAACTGCATGTAAACCGGAGAATTGTATAAATAGTTGTCAAATGGAGGAGGTAGGTCATAAGAAAGTAAAGTCGATTGCTTCACTGGCGTACCCGGTTGATCTAATGTATATATGCAAATCCTAAGTGAAGATGCTGGTGGTTGAATTACAACTTCTTCTCTCTTATAAAGAGTGTCAACGTCTACATTATTGACAATATTAATGCCATCATTGGTAATCTTACATACGGACATGCTTGTCTAGTATAATACCAAAATACAATCTGACTAACTGTATGTTTATCTATTCCGAATATAAAGAGATATCATCTTCAATGAAAGAACCATTTTATGATCGTATCAGATATGATCTGTATAACATCATAGCATACTCGTTAAGTTGGTGGTTTGTCATCTTTTTCGGATGGGCATTCTTTATTACATTAGACATTGCTGGATGTGCGATTACCGATTGTGATAACAACAATTGTTATCTTCCATGGCATTATACCAATATTGCAATCTTGTTTTACTTTGCACTCTTTTGTATATCAATCATACATGGCATTTGCACTGTTTCCACGTCACGAAATCTTACGAAACCAGAAAAAATTATACGCAGATGCTATATTATTATTCTAATACCAATTGCACTCAACCTTATTTTCTGGGGGCCGTTTATTTCCAACATTGCAAAAGGTCAGTATTTGGACAATGTTGCACCAATTGTACCAAATCATAAACACAATATTACATCATCTGATATCGTTGTCATTGGAAATGGCCCAATTACAATGGAACAGCGCAGTATTATCATGACATTAGATCACACACAAATCCATCGGTTTAATGGTATGAGTACTCTATATCCAGATGAACCAGTCGGGAACTTGTTTGTTCGTAAGATCAAAGATAATTCTGCACCTTCAATTGGAGTTGGTGATTTTCATGGGCTACAGCCACCAAATCAAGTATCACATCTTCTCGATAAACTATATAACCCATGGAGTCACGAACTATCCAAGCGTAGCCAATGTTATCGAGTAAATGATGCACATACAATTGAAATGTTATTCGCAGACACCACCGACGTGAACTTTTACAATGCTACAAATGGCTACCCAGCAAAAGTCAGTACATTTCCAGAACATGCGGTTCGTACAATGTCCAAATATGGAACAATATATCATCCGGAACGACTATCTTCCGGTGGTATTGTTATTTTGGGATCACTTGATCGGTATAAGAACCACATTCATACATTTGGTATGAATTTTGGAAGTTTATCGAATAGACATCCAGTACGATATGAACGAGACATCATTCTTAAAAATCAACATCGCATCACAGTACACAAAACACCATACAATACATATCATGATTTTATTACTGTAAAAAATTCATGGTTTCGTCGGGATCCTCGGGTTCGAGGATTTGCATGCGGGGAATGGAATGTATTGTGGTTGGATGAAACTAGATTTAATCCAGCATGGTGGGCATTTAATCTTATCCCAATTCCACCATTCTTTCGTGATTAATTTAATTAGAATTGCCTGATGTTTTAGCAATAATTGCTGCTTGTATCACCAATACCACAACAAGTATAGATAAGTGTGTATCAAAACACTTTGACATTTTATATTTACACAATAATTTTTTATATTTTATAATATAAAGACAATGGCCGGCCCACAGCCCGTATTTTATAATGATTCACTTATGTCATATTCAGAAAATCCAACCGTTTTTAAGGGAATTCCACCAAAAGGTGGTATGCGCTCGCGCATCGGTATCGGTGCTGCATATCGCGGAAGAAAACTTCCTGTAATTGAAGAAAGAGATAACAAACTTATAATACCAGCAGAAACTGCACGTCATTTATTAACAGATGCATACTTGGGTAGACCACTTAGACAAGACAGTAAAGAGTTAAACCTTGTATTGCCACCCGGTACAAAGGGAAGACCGTCTGGGTTTTATTCGTTTGTAAATGCCGCTACAGTGTTTAAAAGATTAACCGTTGCTGGCAGTCAACACGATGACCCATTTATCCATGGGCTCAGAATGAACGGCGACATAAAGCAAGGCGTTAATCCACGTTATATGACTCCATTAGATGTTGCAACGGAATTTAATGTAGAAACAAAAGTAGTTCAGGAAGGTTTAGCGAAAGCTGCTGCTGGATTTACTGAACTAGTAATACAAACAAAAAATCCAGCTGCTAGCATCAAAGGTCATAAAAGTATTATGTTTAATCTACCAAATCCATATGATACAACAAAAAGCAAGACATTTCCAGTATTTGTGATACCAGCTCATTTAAATGAATATATTCCTACCGTTATGGATCTATGTGAAAAGACAGTCATAAAAAATCTAAAATTAGGATCAGCGAGAAATGGCACAGAGAACAACCTTAGTAAAATGATGAATTATGCCGAATTTAGTCAAGATGATAGATTATTGAATTCCCTTATGTCATATGACGTTAATATGAAGTCCAATGTACCACGTTCAGCATATGCCTACTTACCTACAGTCCAACCACCAGAGGGAGGTGCCTCGCCTGTTCCGTTTACAGTACAACATACACCAACGCTTTCGGAAAACAGACAAGTCCCAATTATTCCAACAGGCGTAGTCAAGCGGGCAAATGATGGCGGTACCCCTTCTGGAAAACGCCCTCGTTCGTCATTATCTTCTGCATCTTCGTTCAATGCTGCATCTTCTTCCAATGCTGCATCTTCTTCCAATGCTGCATCTTCTTCCAATGACATATTTTCTGGCGAAACTGCGTTTCAAAGAACGACCGACGACGCTACAGCATTTAGACCAGTTTTAAGTGACAGTGACAGTGACAGTGACAGTGAATAATAAACTATATATACTTAAAAGTCATAACATGATTTATACTCACGAACACCATCTAATGGTACCATATCTAGAAATTTCTTTACTTTTTTCAAATTTTCTTCTTCTACAGACCGTTGCATTGGACATATCTTGTTTAATTCATTGTAAACTTTATTTTTACTTTTGAAATCAGTTGTTGCAGCAGAAGTCCCATTGATCTTGTGTACCTTGTCATTCCATATTTTACCTTCAGCATCAACTACTGCATCATATGCAACATCGTGTGAATGACAACACCTAGGTAAATCTGGCCGGAGGTACGCAAGTGCTAATCTAGCAGCAACAAGCTCTCGGCGTTTACGCATAAGATATTCAACTTCATATTTTAAATATGGACACCATGTCCACCAATTGGTATCAGGAAGAATACTAACCAATGCAAGGCCGTCAATCTTCATGTCGGTGTATTTCTGTATGATGTATGCGTAAATACCTAGCTGAAATGAGTATTTACCAACATCAGATTCAGTTACATGGGAAAAGAATTTAATGTTATTATATCCTTTGATTCCCTGTAACTTTTTTGCGCGTTTCCAGTCAAAAATCCAATACTTGTTCGTACTTTCAGAATAACCTAAGAAATCAATGGAACCTGCGAGATCCTCCTCTGGGCCATAAATTTCAAATTCACAACGATATCCTTTTGCGCCAATTTTTTGCATTTGATCACGTACGAAATGCATTCCAGCATGTACTTCAGGGGATCCATATATGACTTCACCATTGAAGAAGTTTTCCATCATAAGATGACCTTCTGTGCCTAAGTTACGAGCACATGGGTCACTCCAAAGTTGTACAATTTCTTCATCTGTCATAATCCTATCATACGTAAAAATCTTTTCAGTATCCTTTACATCTTGAATGTCCCCATACCAACCGGAAAATGTTGTTTTGTCGGTTTCCGTGTCATGTACAATAACAGAGTCACTTTCAATTACTGGATTATCTTCAGAAACTTCACGTGCAGCATGAACGTAATTATACCGTGGCCAATGTTTACGTTTCATTCCCATAATAGCATCGGTTGCATTAAATGGTTTCAGATATGGCTTCAGAACACCGGAAACGGATCCAGATGATACTCGCCCAAAACACACATACACATGTGGACCTTCATACATAACAACATTGTCATCAAAATATGGAATTGGATTCTTTTTTGTTAGAAACTTGTCACGATGTTGTGGTAGTACATATTCTTCACCGAAAGTAGTTGGGTAGTCACGGAATGGTGTATCTGTTGGTGACGGATATGTATACCGTGCCAACTCAGTTTTTTCATCAAACATATACATAAGTTCCGGTACTTCGGTCGTCATATTAATTGTTTTTTATAAATAGTATATTAAACATCCATTGTTATGAAATGGGTATATTTAATCACGGGGTTTATCGTGTCATATATCCTAACATCAGCTGTACTTAATGGAGCACATCCATTTTCAATACTGTTAACATCTTTACTTGTATTCCTTACACTATGGATTACACTACGGTATGCCGCATTAACTGGAGGTGCATATTCTGCACCAATCCCGTCCCTACCAGGCGAGGAAAACATGATATATCATGCACGCAATGATCTAATAGATGTAAATTATATATTAGCACAACGTTTAAATGAATGCAATGAGGATAAAGTTGCATTAGAAGCAAAAGTTCTACATCACGACAACGTTGCAATCCCCAATTATGCATATGCATTTAATCCTAAATATGAACAAGGAAGCATACGCAAAGGAAAACGCCCAACATATAACACACAAGATCGCAGAGACTATTGGTATGACAAGGCAGTCCAGGCAGGAGAGGTTGTTGGTGCAGTTGGAGGTGCAGGATTTGGTGCCGCAAAGGCGATTGGTGGATATGGATTGGGTATTGCAGAGAATGTCGCAGGTGATGCATGGGATGTTGCAGTTGATGCGGGAAGACAAAAAGCCGGGTTAGTCCCCAAAAACGGAGGAAGAAAGGGAAAGAAGGGTGGCAAAAACGAACACATTGGTAAAGGAAAGGGTGGTGCACATAACATGGGTATTAAAAAGGACGGAAACGCAGCACGTCCGGTTGGGCGTCCAAAGAAAACACGACCACCAGATGACGGTAAACCAAAGAAAAAGGGAAGGCCTGGTCCAAAACCAAAAAATTCCAAGGGGGATGTTATGGTATATGATCCGGATCTAAAGAAGTATGTCAGTCCGTAAAGTAATAATGCCTATTTATTGAAGGAAGTTTACGTTTTTTTGCAAACGGGTACATGTATGCGTTATCATACACTGGGTTCTTAAATGGTAAGCGGTCAACTTGATGTTCTATAACATGATTGACGCGTTTTGCGTAATCTATGTTTTTATTAAAGATCCATTTCCTTCTTCCATTTATAATTATGACGGGCTCTCTCCTATTGTTCAGGACAGTTTCATAATAACGAATTGCAATTCGTTCTGATCGTTCTGCATTATGTTTCAACATACGGCGTGCATGTGTTTGTAATACATGCACCTTTTCGCAAAAAATAGGATCAGTTATTAGGTTGACAATTTCAATTGGTAATTGTCTACATAATAACTGCACTGTAACAATCCATGACATATACTTAATTTACTTAACGATCAGAACCAGCCGGACGAGGACCTGCAAGTTGTTCGGTGCGTGCTGAACGTTCCTTCATCATTTTTTCAAGTTCCTTTTGATCGAATTTCTTACCGCGAGTCTCGGTACGTGACTTATCACCGGGGTCCCAGTCAAACTCGTCATGTTGTTCAACCACAGCATCGGGATCTGCTTCATGCGAAGCACTAAATTGATGCAAGGAGGATGGATCAACGTTTGCTTCGGCTAAAGGAATTCCGGGTGGTTTCTGTGAGTTACGATGGGAAACTGGAACGGGTGGTTGTATATCTTTTAGAGTATCGATCGCAGACGAACCATAGTAAATCTTCTTTGTATCCACGGCGACAAGTACAGGTGTGCCATCTAGCCACTGTGGGACAGGACTACCATTCGCCAAAATGGTATTGAGATTTTCGACACGTACCATTTTTTCAAGATTGGAGTTGTTATTTATAATACGCATACATTGTTCCGATCCCGGGCACAACTTGCCGTTGTCGTGCTTTGCGTGCCCAATATACAAACGATAGCTCATGTTTACTATACCTTAAATATTTTTATATTCTCTATAGTAAATAGCAAACATGGATGCAGTTCCAATTACTCGTTATGATTTCGCAAGTCAGTTTCCACGACACGGAACATTTGCTGCAATCGGTAGACGTGCATGCGGTAAGTCTAGACTTATTTTAGATGTTATGTATAACTTAAGAGACAGATTTGATTTGGGCATTGCATTTACTACAACCACACCAATGGCAGAGGCACTTGCTGAAATTATGCCACGCGGGTGTATCTTTACGGAATTTAATGTTGATCGCATTAAAACGCTTCTTGATGAACAAGAATTAATGATGGCACGGAAAAAACCACGGTCGGTATTTTTACTATTAGATGATTGTGGGTTTGATACAAAATCTATGAATAGTGCCCCGATGAAAGAACTTTTTATGAACGGACGACACAAATATATTACATTTCTATGTGCGCTACAGACACCAATGGCCCTAAAACCCGATATGCGTATGCAAATTGACATTGTTGTTGCATTGAAGGAGAACCAAGTGGCAAATCGGAGACGTTTACACGATGCATTCTTTGGAGTTATACCCAGCTGGCATGATTTTGAGAGATTATTCATGGCATTTACACAGAATTACGGTGCACTTCTTGTTGATCAAACTGTACAGTCTACTGACCTTACAAAGGTTATTTATCACTACAAGGCCCAGATTGATCTTCCTAAATTTGTATGCATTTCCAGAAAGTATGTCAAGATATGGGAACAGATTAAGAAATCACAACGGGAAGTTATGATGCTAAAGGAAAAGAAGATTGACGAAGAACGGAAACAGAAACTCGTCGAGACAGCAAAACAGCGCGGCGAAAAAATTAGACAAGTTCATACGGCAGTAAATGCTCGTAATGGTGACCCAAATGCAAAAATTGTATTAAGTAGTTTTTAAGTAGTGTTTAAGTAGTGTTTAGTTTAGATGGGACAATCTTAATTACGGTATCCTTTAGCCGTTCCTGATTTTTTTCAAAATGTTTATAATCACATACGTGATTCATTAAATGTCCGTTGCAATATACATACCCACATTTACACATAGCACTGATTGTTGCCGATAAGGGAAGTTTTTTGTTACAAGTATGGCACCTGCAAGACATATTCATTATTCCCCGTTTATTTATCTGCACTTAAAATAGAATCCTTCTCGTATGTGAGAATTATATGATCAGATTACCTCCACGTAATCTTAAAACGAGATGAATCGTCGATTCTTTTTGAATGTTATAGTCCTGTAGTGTTCTCCCATCTTCTAATTGCTTACCTGCAAATATTAAACGTTGTTGATCTGGTGGAATTCCTTCCTTGTCTTGAATCTTTGCTTTTACATTATCTATAGAATCTGACGATTCTACTTCTAGTGTTATGGTTTTTCCGGTGAGTGTCTTTACAAATATCTGCATTTATTTTAACACAATAAAAAATAACATTTTAATAAAAGTACTAATGTAACGTAATTTCACGTTCCGTGATGTCATGAAGCGCTATGCATATCTTTGCAGTCAAAGTCCCCCGAATGGCATTCTTTTCTTCAAGATGAAGAGCAATTAATTCGATCTTGAATTTATAAAGATACTTTTTACTTGCTTCATGACGAGTGGTGTGATCATCATTATAATTACGTTGAATCGCGTCAATCGTCTGTTTATTGTGTATAATATCGTTCAATTGCGCTCTATCAAATTTTTTCGAATACTTCAAAACCAGATCCTGTGCTCTATTGAAAATGATATGGTGTGCCAATGCATACATATCGGCCGTGCGGCTGTCGTCGCTGTCGTTTAGTTCTGCTATGAGATTAGGCAATAGAGAACTAATTATTGACAGTACTTTAAGCTCAGAAACATACGTTTTATCAGTACCACGCGTCCGCAAGAATGGGACTGTCATGTGAAACAATATGGGGTACTTGCAACGCGTCTACCTCTCTTACTACTTCCCATTCATTATTTGTTGGGGGGGGTATAGTAATTGGAGAAGTGACTGTCATTGCAAGTACCCCAACGCCTACAATTGGATGCACACACGACGTTAGTAAAAGACTTGCACTGATGAATCCTACATCCTTCACCATGCCCCTGAGTTCATGCAAGTAAGCAGTAGAAGCCCGAGTGTTAGTAGCGCTAGCTATATATTCGGCCGCCTTTCCACTTACCTGTAAGCCAGGGGCAATTATGTTAATATCTTGTGAAGGTGTAACTAAATATCCATACATGCTTGACATTATTCCAGGAAAAGTTATTGCACAACTAACCACCGTTGCCGAAGATAGAACAAAGAACGCGAGGAGAAAGTTCATGAATGGAGATCGAAAGCACATGTTGTTCTTGTTGTTCTTGTTGTTGATATGGCGCAGCACCCACAGGTAGGTTCTCTTGTTTACATTATGTAGGATAAAATAGTTTTTTGGTAACAACATGTACATTCCCTAAGTATCTCATGCGCGACTCGCTTGTCTTTGTCTCAATGCTTCCAGTTTAATAACGCTCGCTGTTGCTCTCGATGCTTGTTCCGCCTTGGACATCTGAAACTGTTCACCATATGCTTTCGGATGTAGTACGAATTTCTCTGGTTCTATTGGTTTTACAGGACCAGCACCTGGCTCTACGGTGAGATGTGGACTAATCTGTTGTATGTATAGCTCATTATCTCCACGTTTATCACGGATATTCAAATATCCGCCAAGTAAATACACAGCAAACATTGCAGCAAGTGCGATTAAGATTATAAAGAAGATTGACATTTTATATATACATAACAAAATTAGAAAAAGCACATATATACAAAGAATGCAAGTGTAAAAAACGCAAGCGGTACAATTCCACCAAACAGACCAATTAAGTGAAACATACGATACGTACGAATTGGGTAACGATCCGCACCTAGAATCCATAGAATTCCAGACGCAATTCCATATGGATCGTAAGTAAGACTATTCTCGGTGCGATAGTGACGCTGTACCGCAAGCGGCATACGTGGCGCAATCATACTCGTCTGAGTGTATACGACGGTGTCATGTGCACCAACGGAATATGGCATGCGCATAAGTGCCGCACGTGTCTTCTTTGAGTAAATCATGGCGTGCGTGAGTCCACCCGAAATTACACGTAGTGTACCAAGTGGACCAGGACAGCTTAAATGCATAAGAGCACCTAGACTTACGCCATCGGCATTACCACTTAGCGCAAGTACTTCGACATATGCAAGCTCCAGTGGTGATGCACAAAATTCACAATCATCTTCAAGAATAACAACTGGATTGTCATTCTCCTGCTCTAACATACAAATAATCTTATTGGCATGAAGCAAATCAGCAGTTGTATTGACAATACCTTCTTTTTTTCCCGTTTTATATCCGTGATTAATAAGAATTTTGGCTGTTTTTGTTAAACGCGCATTCTTGAGCTGAGTAATTAACCCGGCGCGGCGCTTTGAGTTTGCCATTGTAATTACATAAAGAGAATCAATTGTGTTGAATACCGGTTTGTCTGTAATGTGTACGTTATATAGTTCATATGCATCGTTTTTAAAAGAAACATCAATGTGTTCATAATCAACTGAAGACATATCGTTAATGTGCATACTTATATACTTGTATATTATACCTTCTTTACACGTTTTGGGGAAACGTAATGTGACACATACAACTGAACAAACAGAACAAAATAAGAAGCATACATCATAAGGCCCAGGATAGAGTTTACTAAACTCGTATAACATGGCACGTCAAATGTAACATATAGCATTGCTGCAAGTGTTACAATAAGACCAATCACCATCTGTAAGATCTGAATTGTTGTAATAAACTTGGAGAACTTCTTGGCAAACTTCTTTGCAGCAGGACTATATTGTGTCATTGCAAAATAAAGATACATCAGTGAATGAACAAAATAATTCATAGTTGCGAACCAGATACCACTACCAATGCGAACAGAATATGCATGCCAACAATAGAGAAGAACCGTTAGATGATGATACCAATGAAGGAAAATTACTGGATTCTTACGAATCAGGAGAAAGAATGTATCTACAAGTTCAACCATCTTGGAATAAATAAAGAGCCATACGAAAAAACCAACATTTCCATTTCCATAATACGCCCCGGTATTGCATACCGTGGAATAAAACCCATGGACAAACAAACCATTTTCTTCGTCAAAGAGATGATATGGAAGTGTAAAGTATACGCCGATAAATGAAAAGAAAGAAAGAAAGAGATTCCATGCAATAATGTACTTGTTGGCGCGAATTGGCGCGCGACCGCCGTCTTTTGGTCCCATATACTTTTTTGTACCGGCAATCATCAATAAATAGCACAGACAAAATGTAATTGGAATGCACCAATTTGATGAAGTAAAATGAATCATACGCCATCCATCAAAAATATCGATATGCTTCTTAAACTGTGGAATGTCGTATCCAAAATCACATTCACGTGGTAGAGATGGAAATAGCAATTCATTAATCGGAGTATGAATTAGGGTTGGCCAATTGTGATAATGGCATGTTGTTGAATGATAAATATCAGACTGATTGTTAAGAATAAGATCCCTATACTTACCAAACATATAAATAAACTTATTTTATAGGTATAAGAGTAGAACTATGCCAGACCTCAGTATCACCAGACAGTCTATTCTATATAAACTTAATATGATTGCATTCGTACTTCATCTTATACTTGCTATCGTAACGGGTACGGTTGGAAATATTCATCTTTCACCGCCCATTTATAATACAAAGGTAACATTTACATATAACAGTAGCGATACTGGATTTTACCTAGATCCATATTATGTTTCATATGGCGGATATCCAATTACTGCATTGACATTAGTATTCTTTGTCATTACTGCATTCTTCCATTTAGCCAACGCAACCTTTTTAAATGATATATACATTTCATCACTTGAACTGTGTTTTACACCAACTCGTTGGATCGAATACTTTATAACGGCGTCCCTCATGTCATGTACAATTGCATATTTGACTGGAGCACGATCGGTTCTTGTCATTGTTGGTGTATGTGGTCTCATTGCGTCAACAATGTTATTTGGTTTCATGTCTGAACTCTACAATCGACCAATGGAAAATGTTGATGCATGGGAACGTACTACGTTTCTTAAGAGATCGATACCACACTTTCTTGGTTATGTACCATACATGTTTGCATGGTTTATTATTCTATATTCCTTCTTTGGTGGCGGTGGAACATGTGCTGCGCCAGCATGGGTGTGGATCATTATCATGGGACAATTTATTCAATTTTCACTATTTGTTATACCACAACTGTATCAACTAAAAAACCCACCGTCTAAATTTGTACGTGGCGAATACATCTTTATATTTCTATCGTTCTTTGCAAAAGCAACCCTTGGAATCAATCTACTTGCCGGGGGGATTACACTTGAGAATTTTGACGCGGGTGTAATTGATTCAAATACAACATGTGATGTTGTTGATTTAGCTTGATTACTACAACGTATAACGACACGCACACGCACTTAACCCGCCAATTAAAAATCCTACAATCACATCAGGTGGATGATGCCAGAAATCGTGAATTCGACTTGCACCCACGAATAAAAATACAAAAGCAGATAGAAGTGTTACAAGAAATAGCAACTTGTCGATAATTATCGGTACGTTATTCTGGGCGCGCAGAACTGTACGAATGTCATTCATCGATAAAATAAGATAGACAAAGACTACAGCAGCACTCGAAGAATGACCCGATGGAAATGATCGCCGGCCTTTTTCAAAATTAACCGTACAAATGCCAAGATTATTGTCCCAACCACATCCGTCATAAAAATTCGGACGAAATGCTCCGATATAATCCTTCCCGAACGCAACAATGAAATCTTGAATCATGTATGCAAGTCCATATGCCACTAACGTATGAACAGCAGACTTCCATTTATACAACTCGGCATATGCACCAAACCAAGTTACTGCAATAATTACAAAGGTACCAAATGAATTAATTACGGCAAGAAGACTTGTCGTCACGGTTTCTTCAATAAGAGGATGATCATATCTAAAATCTTTAATGAGATGCGTTTCTCCATTAATTGTTATGGTTTGATATGGTACCATCTCTTCGTTTATAATAAATGTCAAGGGGATACATGCCATCATAATCACATAAATCATAGGCATAACATATTCACATTGTAAAAACATACGAATAATATTTAGTATCATGAGCTGCGATTATATTTTCTTTGGTATTATATTAAATTATATAATGTCTGTCTTCACCATACCATCCGATACCATTCAATTACCAAGTGCTCCGTCGCAAAAAATAGAATATACGCCCAATTTTGGTATTCGTAAACTATTTGTTATTATTGTTGTTATTGGAATCATTTCTGCACTTGCAGTTGCAGCACTCATGTATCAACACGGTGATACCCAAAAATCTGGTATTGTTTTGATGACAGCTGGAGGAATTGGTCTACTTACAATGATAATATCTGCAATTGGAAAAGCGAGATCGTCTACACATGGATAGAATTACAATTCCAGGTAATCGGCTGCTATAGCATTCAACGTGTCATTGGAGAATCTCGATCTCTCGGCGACCTCCCGGAGTCGTCTCGCTTCGGCTTCGATACCATCTACATCAGGAGCAACTACTTCTCCATTCCTTATCGCGGCGTCTACCTCGTCCATAATATCGCCACTGTAAAACCGCGGGTTCTTCATTTGGGCTTTTCCACTAACAAGCACAATAATTACTGCAACTAATGTTAGTGTAAGTGCAACGGATAACCCAACGATAATATAATCTTTTGTATCCATATTTTAAACTATTTCTTTATATAAAAATAATATTTTTTTTAATTCAATGTGGTACAATGCAATTATTCTAATTGTCAACAATCTTACAAATCATAATATCCATGTCATAATGCGCTGAAAATTCACGACTACGTACGACTAAATCATACTCGAGATATTCGTCATCTGTAATTGCAATATATTGCTTGGCATGTTCACCTGTACCGACATAATACAGTTCATCTTCATCCAAATCTTCCTTTAGTGGGTACTGTTCCGCGGTGATTGGAGTAAATAACGGATCGTCTAGTGCGAGAAACATGTTATATGCCCGAATCTCCTCCTTTGATGGGGGAAGTAGACCATTATTCTTGTAGAATGGAATAATGTATAGATCAAATAGTAAAAAAATTGCGTAAAAATTAAAAATGTGAGTAAGACCTGTAATTGTCGGTAGATATACATCCGACATGTCCTTGTGCAACACAGACAGCGAAGATGCTTCGAATAAATCAGGAACAAATGCATATGGACGCATATGCGTTGTATGCGTTGTATGCATATAACGAGTCGATCCGATAAAGCTAGTCGCAATACATACGGTTAAAGCTAGCATAATAGTTATGCGACGTTATTTGATACAAAGGATATAACTAATTAAATCACGCTGATAGCCGACTGATCAGTGACAGGTATCATAGCAACTGATATATTTTCAATTTCGATATACCTTTCAGTAAACCATGCATACCACACGTGCAGTGGGTACGATTTCCCTTCATTTCCATCAAAAACAAATACATTTTCATCCTCATCCATATCTACTAGCACCGCATGTGCGTCATCATCGTCATATAACGGCTCACCATCGTGTCCGTAACTTACTTGAATTACAACCATTGAAAAATGAGTGCGTGTTATTTCACTATAATTATACTTTTGCTTGAACAATTCTACATACAACATGACAGACTTGAGTACTGCAATGAAACTTTCTTCTGCTTTATTACCATCAACAAGCAGTCCGTGATCATCCATTGATTCTGGCTTGGTTGAAGTATCAAATGAAGCAATAAACGGATGAGTTAACAATGCGCCACGCGAATAAACATCATGGGTTGTTACATTTACAATATCTCGCATAGTCATAGCTGAGTATGTAAAACCCTTCCTAATTGTATACACATGATCTACACGAACTTCATTCGGTATATTTTTTAATATCAAGCCCACAAAGTTATTTTCGGGTACGCTTATTCCACATGAATTTAACACTGAAAACAACATATGATCCGGGTCACCGCCATGCTCTAAAGTAATCCCTACAGTAAACGGTCTCCATGTATTGCCTTGCTTGGCCATCTCATTTGTTCGGGCTGCTGTACTGGTATATAGATCAACTATGTCACGTGGAAGCGTTGTGGCACATACCTCAGAATTTTTAGTGGTCTTTTTTAACCATACAAGAGACTCAAGTTGCCTTTGTTGTGCACCAGTCATTGACCCTGTATGATTGGCTATATATTGGAGATACTTTAACCGTTTTTCCAGTATGTACCTTAAATAAGACGTATATATCATCAACACTGCTACAAACAAGTAACATGATCTACCAGCTTGCATTCGTAACAATAAGTCTACGTCAAAATCAACTGCACTCGAACGTCGCTTATTAAGATATGGGACTTTTTCATACGCCACATTTGGATTGAACTTGCGCGCCACCAATTCGTATATTCGGGCGTTCGTATCTGCATCTACGGCCATGGCACTGGGCGGTGGACCCAATAATTGGAACCTTTCCATCACATTTTGTCTTCGTTGTTCGTAGTCCATGGCGTCCATCCTTACTTATAGTAAACTATAAATTGTAATACGTTGTATTCGAATGGTAAGTTGTGGGCGTAAAAAATATTTTTCTGTATATATATGCTCTTGATTTATATTAGTATTGTAAAAAAATTATTTTTTTGTTTATATAACACATTGTTATAATTAATTTTGCACATATACAACCCCATACCCGATATAGAAGTAGCGAACCAGCGAGGCCATTTCAGTTAGAGTAAAGCAATCCAGCAAGACCGTTGGTAAACTTGAGAATGTTGTACGAGCGCGCAAAGACGAAGAGCTCGGAGTTCGCGTCATGCGCGGCACCGAAATCGTCCTGTAGGGTTAGCGCAAGTTCGACGGAATCTAGACGCGAGAAATTGGCCGAACCCGATGGGGTAATTGGGTCCTCTGGCGAGAGCGAGAACGAGTACGAGTAGATGTTGGTGAGGGGCGCAGACGAGTGGAACTGAAGCGCCTGTACCGCACGCCACCATACCGCCGGCTTCTGCGTGACACGCGCCGTGTTGTTAAATAGAAGCTCCGCCGATACGACTGGATCGCGACCACCAATGCCCGAGAAATTAAAATGATCACCCGCGTCCTTGTTCGCCTTACGGCGGAGGAAGTAGTAGAACTCAAGAACTGGGAAGTTGAAGTTGAGGCGCGCGGTGACGTTGTTGGACGAGACCTGCTGGAGGTGCGCCTGGTGCTGAACGATGAGCTGGGTGCCAGCGTTCGCGGTGAGCGCATCACGCTCGGCCGCCTCAAGGTGGACGTACGTGCACTCAAGGGACGCACGTAGGTGATCGTCCGAAATTGGGACGTTACGCTCGGCATGGAGGACGACGAGGTTGGAGCGCGACTTGATAATGCACGAGTTGAGCTGCGCCCACTGCACCCAGAGCTGGATGTTGTGGTAGGTCGCCGCAACAAGTGGGAACGCAAGCGATGGGTGCTTGGTGAAGTACCATGGAAGTGGGACGTAGAGGATCTGCTCCTGGCGCGAGGCCTTCATGAGCTCGGTTGGGCGGCGGAGGGTGCGGCCAATGGTCTCAGTAAGACGGCGGCCCGCGCGGCCCATAAGCTCCTCCATCGCGAAAAGAAGTTCCGACCAAATGGTATCAATAGTGGCACCACCGACCTTAAATTCCGCTCGCTTAATTAGATGAAAGCCAATAGCCTCGGTCCAATACGCATAATCAAAGTCGGGCATCTCGGTCGACTGCATCTGCGCAGCGACTGGGAGTGGCGCAGCGTTGTACTTGGCAGCCTCGTACGAGTTCTTGGCCTCAGCAATGAGCTGCTCCTTGGTGTTGAGGGACGCCTCGGTGTACGCACCCTCAATGTATGGAAGGACGTGCGATACGTCAGCCTGCGCAGCGACGTCGTTGTCGAGCGACGCGAACGACTGCTGAGTTGGCTGAACGGTGTCCGCCTGGTTCTGGACCTTTAGGCCAGGGAGGACGATCTTGAGGTACATCCACGAAAGCAAGTCGCCTTGCCTATTGACGGTAATATGCGACTCAGCACCGAACTGAACCTGGGTTGTGAATGGCTGATTGATCGACTCGAGCGCGAAAAGCGAGTGCTTCTGGTACGAAGACTTCCAGAAGGTACGTGTAGCGTTTTGTGTAAGTGCGGCGTCCATAGACCCCGTTGCAAGTAATTGCGTCAAGCTACCAGCTCCAGAACTACCACCACCAAATCCAGACATTTTGTATATATAAACTCTTTTCCTTATACTATATGTATAAGAAAAAATATTTTCAGTATAAACATACGTACGTTCTAAGTAAATTCAGATTTTATCATTTGGACAATATCACAAACAAACATTTTGTCATATTCACCTGATGTTATCATACGTTGTTTGTCTAACATCCATTCTTTCACTTCGACCCAAATCTCACCGGAAAGGGTATCTACTTCGTTTGGTTCTGTATATTCAAATACAAACCCCTTTGTTTGTTTATATTTACGGTTCAAAGTACCTGAAATTCCTGGATTATGTAATGTAATCTTATATTTAGTCATAACACGTTTAATTGCGTCGTTTATTCCGTTATAGTGTTCCCAATCTTCATCATTAATAAATTTACCACGAAAAGGCTTGTTTGTTTTCGTACCGCCACGTATACGAGTTTTATTTGTCTCTTGTGAATGCAATTTATTTCCAGCGGGCGTTATCCATTCCAAATTAGATACTGCATTGTTTGTAGTGTCTAGATCTTTATGGTTTACTTCCCATGTACTATCCCAACCAGTGGGTCGAGGTAAAAATGTATCCGCAATTATTACACTTACAAAAGGTTGCCATAGTATTCCATTGTCACTTAGAAGCCGAAAACGTTTATATTCGCCGCTACGAAATGGTGTATATGATGTAGTAGGCGACATTTTATTTCTGAATCGCCCATAGTTACTTACAAAGTATTTGCGATATCCAGCAACGGAAATAGGCTTCCATAGTTCATTATCTAATATATATGGCTCATTCAACTGCTTACCAGAGAGTCGATTTTCGGGACATGTTCTATTATTTGCTTGTTCGGTTGGGTTTGCGTAACGCAAGTTATCAATCCTATTTGGATATTCGTCATCTAATCCAGTTATATGATCAATTGAATTTTGCCCAGGTTTCCGTGGAAAGTCAAATGCAACACCTTGTACTTGATGTACAAAAAATGCCATCTTTTTCTCACGATGTGTTGTACCAAAAACTGGATATCCATACCGATCACGAGATGGCGTACGAACTATACCAAATTTATTACGTACGCGGCCATATGACGATATATGTATATTGTTATTAATAGATGTAGGTGCCATATTGTATATGCACTTATTACAGAACCAATATCACAAATCTGACACATATTTCATAATAAAATATATCACATAAATAAATGGAAAAACGTAGATTACTCATAGCCATTTTGGCATTGGTCGTGATTAATATAATTTCGATAACAATGAAAAACTACACTGTCGCCATTGTATTCAGTTCATTATGTATCGCATATGTTCTATTGAGTATGCTAACATCAACAGTAATGAATCGTCGCCAAAGGGCGAGATTTAACCCACTTGGTGATGCCGCTGCAAAATTACACCCGAATCCAGGTGATACATCTCGAATCGAACCGCGATACAGGGCACCAAACGTAACTGCAGATGATCAAGATACCCAACCAAGTATGGCTGCGGTTGATACATCTCTGTTTCCACGATACAGGGCACCGAATGTAACTCCAAATGATCAAGATGCCCAACCAAGTATGGCTGCGGTTGATACATCTCTGTTTCCACGATACAGGGCACCGAATGTAACTCCAAATGATCAAGATGCCCGACCAAGTATGGCTACGGTTGATACATCTCTGTTTCCACGATACAGGGCACCGAATGTAACTCCAGATGATCAAGATACCCAACCAACAATGAGACCAATTCGACCTTCCATTATCTCGAATCTAAGACCAACCAGTCTTGACAATAATAGATGGTCGACTGGTTCGTATGATGATGTGGGTGAACCTGGAGGATGGGATCCATTAAGACAGGGGGTATCTGATCTTGATAAGTTTATGGAAGCAGAAAAGATCAACGGACGATCGAGCTTTGATACAAGATTATCACTATCTGACCAAGTAAACTCATTCTTTAACAAAACAAGGAACTATTCGCCCGCTCATTTTGCTGGGGATTCTTCGCGACCAAAAGACGCTTAATCAATATGTTTCGTTTCGACATGTGGGGAAGTGACACGCCAATGCTATATCTAAATATCACACATGAATTATGTGCATTTGTACCATTTAAGCATACAATGGACATTTATGTAAAATGCCAAGGCGGAACACATTGGGGATATAATGACGGATACAATCCACCACCAACAGATGATGAGTTTCCCCCAGAAACCCGACGGATTCGTGACTGGGAGTGGTTTATTAAGCTAGACGATGGATATTCACACATGACACAAATCAGTTGTTGTCATCGCACAATCCATGGTAATAAATTCGAAATCACGACAAAAAAGAACTATAGGCGTCAGGGTATGTTCAATCCTCATCTTGATGTTAGCTACGATGTTCAGAATCCAGAAGCATACCGCGAGGCACTTAATCACATTATGGAAACGGCTCGCAGTGAAAACCTGCGTCGTACCGAAGAAGTTGATGTTTCTCTAAATGGAACAATCAGTCTCTATCGAATGGATAGATATTCATATTCCCATAAAACCACACTTCGTGTTAATCAGCCTTTTTTTGCACTACTTGATGAAAACGTTCGTCGATTTGTTGAAGAACACCCTGAGGGGCGCGATACATTAGAAGAACTATAGTAATATTGTAATTAAAAAAATAAATATTATAAAAATTAAATATTATAATCCATAGTAACGATCGCACGACATAAATCCATAAAACTTAACATAATTCCAATCAACCACATAATAATGATAAAATGAACAACAACACTTACGAGATAGTTTGTAAGTAGAGTAAATATGCGACGTGGTTGTACTACTCCATCGTCGGTAATTTCAATATAAATTGGCAAATCAACGTCAAACGGTTCTCTGCAATTTGGACAAGTATATATATCTTTTTTGATACACTCATCAATGCATTCTTTACAGAAATTATCATTATGGATACATTTTATACGCGCATCGTTAACTGGCGGGTTAGACATACAAATAACACATTCATCGGCGCTTTCGGTCATCATGTATTCAACGGGCCATTTCAGAAGATACCGGTGCCCCATCACGAGCGGAACCAACCATAAAATTCCCCGAAGGTGTTTGGTTTGCAAATGCAACCGATGGAAGACATTCAATAAAACAACACGCACATAGTGGCGATGGGAGTAAATCTCCCATTGATTCGGTTGGGAGAATCTGGTATGTGTTGCGACAGCAAAGGCATTTATCTGTACCAAAACATGGATTCTTAAAATCACGTGTTAAACCAAGGAGACAGATACCAACTCCAACGGTAATACTATTTTCCGTCTTTGTCACTTCAAACGCGTATGGAGCAAGAGACATGTCAATGCAACATTCGTGAGTTAGGCAAATGCACTGTCCCTTCTTGTTACAACAAAGGGTTACGTCATTAATATCAATCGCCCGATAACAGCAAAAGCAGGCGTCACATACGACACCACCTTCGGTTCCCATAACTTCAGTTAGTCTCTTCATATTTCCAGATGGGTCATTTACAATGTTCTTAAGTGTAGTTGCGAGATTGTTGGTAAAGGTATTTTCGGTACTCATTCTTTGATATAGACAATCTAAAATTATTCATATGTACAACTATCGGTCACGCCGTCTTAAAATTCGCCGTAATTATAATGAAAAGCGTAAGTATCTCAAGGCAAAACCAATTAAAAAGAAGAGTAGGGTCCCGTTACCCGAACCGACTGAACGCATCAATATCCCCAAGGCCATTCGCGAACAGATTTGGGAGAATTCTTGTATCGTCGTACAAGGATACAAGACACTAAGCATCGTATGCCCGATTTGCAAGAGGGAGTCGGAACGTAAACATTGTCATCTTGCTCACAAAACATCGCTTCACAACGGTGGAAGTAACTCGCAAAACAATCTATTTTATATTTGTAGTCAGTGTAACCAAAGTATGGGTACAATGAATGCGGATGAATACAAGGAGTTTTATTATTATTAACATTGTATAAATCACAACAATACCTATCATAATATATAGATTTTATCTACACATAGTAAGACCAGATAATCACTTTATACGAATATGCTATCTATATGTTTTGCAGCGATTTTATCGTGCAATGATCAGCCACCTAATATTATCGAATCCATATCACACAAGTATAACGTCGAGTTAACCTCATGCGACGATGTTAAGTCAAATGGATATTGTTCCACTTCAATCGCTCAAGAACTCTGTTGTAAGTCATGTGCAACACGCCGTCGCCTTCAACCTGGTATGACAAAGCCATCACCATCACCATCAGCGCCGCCACTGCCACCACATCAACCATCATATCTTAATACACTCACACAGGGAAATTCGTGTACGACAAACAATTGCGTAGAAGTTAACGAAGCTGCATGCAGGGCTCATGCGTTGAGCAACAGTATGGAATTTGTTGTTAATACATTTCCGTTTACAAACACGCATTGCAGAATCATGCCTTCTGAAATGAACTCATATGTATCTTGGGAACCACCTGAACTTTCATCTTCATGTACATCTAACGGATGTATCTGCTTTTGTGGTATTCCACCTCCTATGTCTCCGATGCCACCAATGAACCCACCGTCGCCACCATCCCCACCGTCGAATCCACCGTCTAATCCACCGCCGCCAACTCCACCAATGTCTCCCCCAAATGAACCGCCATTTTCACCTCCAAATACACCTCCACTAAATCCACCAAATCCACCAAATTCATCACCGAGTGTACCGCCCCATCCTCCAATTCTACCACATTCAACTAACGACGTTACATTTGCAGTAACTGGCAGTGCGAATTGTGCCCAAGATTTACATTATGGACAGTGTGATAATTTACTATCAAAGAACTCAACTCCGTTCTTTTGCACAAATTTCGCTGATATATCTCACAACGAATGGGATCAAGAATTTTATGTACACGATATACTTCAATACACAATTAACTGGAAGTTTCTAGATGACATTAAGACAATCAAAGAACGATTTTTGAATGCACCGTACAATGGTGAAACTGTACTCTGGACAGTTACTCCCGGGCAGAATAACACAGTTTCATTAAATGCATCTGACGTATATGGACCATATACCGCAAAGTGGTATTTCTCAAGTAGGGCGAGATTTCAACGTACTGATTCATATGGATATGGTTCAAAAAAGGGTGGTGGATACACATACACATATACGTACACGTACACGTATACATATACTCCACCTAAACCGAATTATGATTCAATCTTTGAAACAGATGGTAATGATTTTTCATATGATGATGGCATCTGGGGGGCATCTGATAAAAATTTAGACGGCGAAAGCCATACAAACCGGCATTATCTTGAAAATAATGACGTTGCATGGGGGCATGAAAATTCACATTCAGGAGATCATGAATGCAGTACTTGGTATGCAAATGGAGTCGGTTATGAATCCGATCACATCAAAAGTGTAATGATCGCAAGGGCACTTCAGTTTCCACCGTCGCCGCCTATGCCACCAAACTCACCATTACCGCCAGTATCCCCACCTGATCCA